TCATAACCCGAAGGTCGTAGGTTCAAATCCTGCCTCCGCAACCAGTGGCGTCTGTGTCATCGGCAACGATGATGCAGGCGCTTTTTTTATTTCCTCCGGAAGTATGGAGGAAAAATCCGCCAAAGAATGAATCTCGATGCGATCGGCGTAAACATCAATGCGAGTGATATATTTTTTTAGGACCTCTTTGATAAACCGCGGGTCGTTTTTCAGACGGTCCGCGTCTTTTGTAAGCTCTGCGATCAGCTCGTCCCTTGTGAGGGTGACGGTAGATTGCAGAGCTTTTATTTTTTCTGCAAGGATTCCGCGGCGAACCTCCAGGTCGGCAAGCTTTTGGCGCACGGCGTCGCTGCTGAACCCGTCAGCCAATACATCAGTCAGATTGGATATTTTAGCCTCAATTGCATCATAGCTGTTTTGCAGGGCTTTTGCATCCTCGCCGTCGGTCGCTGCGGCCGCAGCAAGGATACCGTCCGCGGTTGCCTCAATCATGCTTTGGTCAAACAGAGATTTTTTGAGCAAGGATACAACCAGTGGCTCAATGTCGTTCGCTGGCATGTTTTTTGCCTTGCACGTTTTCTGGCGGCTTTTCGCTCCGCAGATATAGGACTTGTATTCATAACCTTTTTTGTTGGTCGTGGTGTTGCCGATCATGGCGGCGCCGCACTCCCCACAGTAGAGGACGCCGGTTAACAGGTAGGTTCTTCCCCTGCGGGAGTTGTTCAGCTTGTTGTGTTTATTCTCTTCCATTCTTTTTCTTACCTTCTCCCAAATTTCTTTTGTGACAATCGGAGGAATGACACCCTCAATTTTAACAGCCCGGTCGCTGGGGCCGCCTCCGGCCCATTTGGTCATGTATTTAACCTGGCGCTTGCACCAGGTATAAGTACCGGCATAGCGCTCGTTTTTTAAAATCTCATGTAAGGTGTTTTTCCCAAATGGTTTTCCCCGCCGGCCGCGGAGGCCGGACGGAAGGGCGGCGAGTATTTGATCGTAGCTGCGCCCGCTTGCGTACATCTCAAAAATCATCTTTATAACGGGCGCTTCGTCATCTCTAATAATGTACTGGCCGTCGTTTATCGAATATCCAAACGGCGCATATCCTCCCAAAAATTTACCTTGCTGTGCCAAATAATCTATCTTGTCCATAGACTTGATGCGGGACGTGAGCACATGAGTCTGGCCGATGCCGACCGTGATCAGCTCCGTCAAAAAGTCCGATGGATTATCCAGGTCTCCAAGCCTGTCCATGCAGGATTCAACCGCCACGCCGCGCGCCCGCATCTCCCGGCGGAAAGAAAACCAGTCCACCACATCACGGGAACCGCGCGTCAGATCATAAAGGACAATGCAGTCTATCATTCCGGCCTCTACGGCGCGCATCAGGGCTTCATATCCTTTTCGGTCGAGATTTGTACCGGTCAAGGCTTCGTCCTTATACAGTCGATTATCGGGCAAATAATAGCCATTGTCAGCGCAGTGCTTTTTAATAACCGCGTATTGGACCTCTATGCTGCATTGTTTATCGGTTGAGTACCGGGCGTAACCGGCGGCGCGTATCATTTAAAACGCCTCACTTTCTATTATTTGTACAATCAAACTATATTTCTAAAAAATACCAATCAAAATTATGGAACAAAAGTCAAATGCGACGGCCCAGTGTTATATAGAGGGGGGGAGGGGATAAGCCCTCAACTATATAATAATGGGGAGTGTATAAAATGGATAAAAATTGTATTTGCCCGGAAAGCTCTATAAGGATTATCCAAAACGCCGTGCGCAGAAAGCAGCACAAAGAGTCAGACAGCCTTGTCTTTTTGGACCTGTACCGGTCGGGCAGGGAAAGCCGCGTTGACCATCTGGACAAGCCCGGCGAAAAAGTCAGCCTGGACAGCGGTAACATCATCGCCTTTGAGTACATATCCGCGCTCAACCAAAAATCGATAAAATAGGTCATACGCCTGCCGCGGGATACCGAGTTCATCCCGGCCTTCGTCCTCCGCCTCTGGCTCTTCAGGGGCGGGGGATTTTTTTTTACCTATTTCATCATTTATGTCAATTGAATAGGCTCTATTTTGTTTAATATAATTCGGATCGTATTTTTCCTGTTTACCATAATGATAATCATTAACGTCATCACGCACTAGATAATCTAAAGTAACATCAAAATATTCGCACAACTTTTGAATCGTAGGTAATTTTGCATTTTGGTATCCCTTTTTATAAAATGCGTCAATTGTTGTATATGGAATACCGCTTTCTTTTGACAGTACGCTTTTGTTTATTCCTTTTTCTGCAATTAGATTATCTAGTTTTTCTAAAAAATTCATTTTATCAAATCCTTTCATAAGCTCTATTACATTGTAACGTTATATCGGCTACAAGTCAAGAAAATAATTACGATGCATTGTAAAAATAGTATTGACTTATTACAATGCATCGTATATAATATTAACAACAGATACGATGCATCGTAATTCGAAAGAGAGGGACACAAAGTGTTTGATAATTTAAGAAACGCACTTGAAAACAAAAAAATCTCCATGAAAGCATATGCAGCGGTTCTGGGGGTTACAGAGAAAACCGTACAAAACAAGTTAAGTGGTCAAACTCCGTTTACGTTACCGGAAGTTTGGGCAACCTGCTTCGATCTGCTCCCAGAATATTCTTGGACGTATTTATTTAATCAGGATACATTCCAAAAACCCGCATGAAAAAGCCGCCCCTGTAAGGGGGCGGCGAGATCAATCGATATTTCTATTGTGTCCATAAAAAACACGTCCATTTTCTAGGTTTTTACGATATTGACATGCCGTGGCGTAGATTAAATCCGGATGGATACATTTCATTTGATCACTACAATCCACACATTTGCTACAGCATCCAAAATCCGAAAAGCAAAAAGAAGCAGTAAATATTTTTTTCAAAATTGGATAAAGCATCGTTAGTTTTTCGGATAGTTCATCAAGATTTATACGACAAAAATCCAATTGCGATTTAATTTGTGTGACTTTTACACCCTCGTTTTCAAACAGATTTTTGAATTTGGAAGGGAAACTCACATATTTAAAATTACCATTAGATTTTATTCTCGCGTAAAGAATGTTTTTAGTCGTCGAAGAACGAAAAGCCGATGGTTCGACGTGGATTAAAATACTATTTTCAGCGCCAACGTTTTCGCATAATTCAAATCTGCATGTTTGGTTTAAATCATCTGACATTATATCGTTTAGCCTTTGAACAAAATCATAGTCATACATTTCAATCACCCCAACATGTCATAAAATACGGATTCTGATATGATTTGCAAATCATACCCCTTCAATATGTATTCTTCTGCTTTTTTCATCTTGCCACTTTTGCCGTCGTGAATACTTTTGCAATAACTTAAATTTCCTACAACCAGAAAATTGGTATGCCTATTTATAGAGTCGCCGCAAATCCCGCCTGCATCCACAACTGCCTGCATTGCTTCTTTTCGTGTAAACCGATCAAGCGCTCCTGTAAAAACACAGACCTTTTGATACAGAATATGAGACTCGTCAAAATATATTTTACAGGTATTAATCTCTCTCGCTTTTGTCCGGGAAAAGCCTAAACACAGCACCTCTAAATCAATGTGGTTTTTATGTACATATTGTTTTAAATGTTCGTAGCACCGGTGAGTTGTATCACAATCTGCCAACGCGCGATGCTTGGTCGAAACAGTCAAATCAAAGGCGTTTGCAAGAGTATCTAATTTGTAGTTTGGAAGTCCCGGAATAATCCTGCGAGACAGCCTCAACGTATCAATGAAATTATTATCCAATAGAACACCTATATCACGCATACAACAATCATAAAGAAAATTAATATCAAAATTGACATTGTGCCCAACGATAATAGAATCTTCAACAAAACTTAAAAACGAAGGTGCAACGTCCTCGAAAGAAGGAGCAGAAGATAGCATTTCATTCGTAATGCCTGTCAAGGTCGTTATGAAGTCACTAATCGGGAAATACGGACGCACTAACGAATTAAAACTTGAAATTGGAGTTTGGTTCTTTATTCTTATTGCGCCAATTTCGATGATTTCGTCATATTTTGGGTCTAGGCCCGTAGTTTCTATATCAACAACAACATAGCTATCGACACACTGTAGCAAACTTTTACCTTTAAATTCTCTGTTTGTGGTAGACATTATTTTCCCTCCAATTCGTTTATATTTTACCATCATATAAATTTTCTTACAATGACAAAATTCAACAAAATAGAAAAATACGCATCATAGCAAAGAGAGGAAGTGAAAATCATGGAATGCAACGGGCGCGCGGTAAAGATCATCAGGGACAACCAGCCGGTAGACATAGACGGGATCGTCCGTACTGCAATAAGCTTTTTGACCAACGGCGACCCTGCCGGATACATAGACAGCATCAAAAAAAGAAGGGCGGCAGGGCAGACAGATAATTCTAAAAATTGAGAGGAAGTGAAAAAATGGACACTTGGAAAAGAGTCATGGAAAACCTGGTGAGGCCCAACACGGACGAAGACAATTACAATTATCTGATGGGCGTCAACAATGCCCTTTTCGGACTTCACTCCGGATATACGGGAGGGGCGGATTACATGCCCAATTGTAAATGGTATCAGCAGGGGTACAAAGATACCATTGAAATGGTCAGCGGAATGACCGTAAAAAAATTGAAAAAATTGAAAAGAGGGAACAAAAAATGAAAAAACTTAATGAAATTGCGAAAACAAACCATATCGTTGCTTACGGATTCGGCGCAATCGTATCGTTCGCCGCTCTGTCTAATCCGGGTGGACCGGAAATCGTGGTATCTACGTTGTCTCCATCAGCGATGATCAATATGGGCGTAAGCGACTACTACGCTCCGGTCTTTCCGCGCGGAGCACAGTACACAACCGCCGCCGACATTGCTAATGCTGATCTGGCTGTCAATCATGTGTCTGCATCCCGTGTGCCTGATGCGACCGTAAACTTGATTGTATCCCGGCATCCTGGCACGATCAAGGTGTTAAGGGATTGCTATCCCTCGGCATCCGTGTTAACCGGAAATGTGTCCCCGGAAGATATTCGCGGGCGTGTGGTTGTTGGAACTCTCCCTCCGCACCTGGTCGCAGAGTGCCGCGCATATATCGCGGTCACCATCGACAGCTTTGACCACACCAAAGACGGAGACCTTGACGGCGGAGAGTTGAGACGGCGCATGCGCATCTACGATCCGGTCGCCGTGTCAATCGATTAAGGAAACGCCAAAAGAAGGTGAGGAAATGGAAAGAACGGAAAATCTGTATCTCGTGACGAGCTATAGCGATCGGAAGCTCCACGTCTGGGCCACATCCGGCGGGCAGGCGAAGCGCCTCTACTGCCGGGAGTATGGCATCCGCCCGAGCGATGCATGGTGCGGCGTCTCGTCCTTGACGGCGCACAAGTTGACACCTGCGGAGGTCGCCGCATGGCAGGGGCAGACCGAAATGAGTCGTGTGACCGGTGCCTTTATCACCGGGATGCTCGACCTGCACGCAAAGGTGTACGAGGACGCATGTCGTAGGTAAAACACATCTATATAAAACTGACATTAAAAAAACGAAAGAAGGTAAACAAATGAGACGGAGAGAAAAACCGATGGGAAACCGGAATTGCACCGGAGCACGCATCACGCTGGCCCGCGAAAGACTGGACATGAAGCAAAAAGACCTTTTGGCCCAGATCCAAGTAAAGGGAATTGAAATGAACGCCTCCGGCCTGTCCAAAATCGAAGGCCAGAACCGGTACGTTATGGACTTTGAGCTGAAAGCCTTTGCGGAAGTCCTTGGTGTATCGGTTGATTGGCTGCTGGGAGGCGAACAAAATGAATGATCAACCTTACATAAAGCACAGCCGACTGGGTGTGATCCTGTTTGTCGTCGGCCTGGTTGGTGGATTCCTCACAGCGATGGCGTCGGACAGCGGCATGCTGACCATCTGGCAGGTGTGGGCGCTCGGCACGATCGAGAGCCTGGCCATGGGGATCGGCGGGTTGATGCGTGAGTAAAAATCACAAAACGGAGGTTGAGAAGAAACAAAAATGAAAAGCTGTATGGAGAGAATGAAGGAGAATCACACGGATGAGAAAATTGCGTCGTTTCGGGTAAAACAGAAACTACCGTATGAAGCAAAGATAAACTATGCATACACTCGCGCATGGGAGTTCTATAACGAGTGTGGTAAGCGAGGACTGAACTGTCATGTATCCGTAGGCGGTCTGGACAGCATTACGCTACTGTTGTTTTTGCGATCCATTGGAATAGATGTTCCAGCGGTTTCGGTATCGACCCTGGAAGATAAGAGTATTCAGGCCATACATAAAGCATTGGGAGTCATCTCGCTGAAACCATTAAAGAGCAAAACACAAGTTTTGCAGGAATGCGGGTTCCCTGTACTGTCCAAAGAAACGGCATCGAAGATCGAGCTGCTACAGAATCCATCTCCGAAGAATGCCACAGTTCGGCATGCGATCATCACAGGAGAAACCGGAGAGTATGGTGGGAATCGGACAGGTACACGGATGAAGATGGCTCAGAAATGGCTGGAGCTGTTTGCAGGTGGTGAAAATGAACGGGAAGATGTGCAATATCAATGTGCTCCGTTTAAAGTATCCGCCAAGTGTTGTTATTACCTCAAAGAGAAGCCGTGTGACGACTGGGCGAAAGAACACAACAGTGTACCGTATCTGGGTCTCATGGCGTCCGAAGGAGGCCGTCGCCAAAAGTCGCTTATGATGAATGGATGCAACTACTTTGGAAAGACAGCGATACGGTCGGCGCCATTTGCAATATTTGACCGTCAAGACTTGTTGCAGCTTGCCCTTGACCTGGAAGTACCTGTTCCGGAGATATACGGCACCATAGAACGCCAAGCGGATGGCACTCTTTACACAACAAGAGCACAGAGGACAGGCTGTTCCATGTGCGGTTTTGGGATCCAGCTCGAAAAGAGACCCCATAGGTTCGACCGACTCTACGAAGACAATCCGAAAGAATGGGATTTTTGGATGTACCGATGTGTGAAGGATCCAGTTACTGATGAAGTATATGGATGGGGCAAGGTGCTGGATTACATAGGGGTACGTTGGACACCAGAATCGTTAGAAACGGATTTGACTTTGCGAGAACGAAAGGCTGCCAATAGGAAGAGAAAAAAGGGGGAGATATAGATGCATAGCAAAAAAGCCGCCGCCAGAGTTGCGACCTCTGACAGCGGCGAAGGAAATATTGCCAAACCAAATATAGCGCACAGCGAAAAGAAAGTCAATCACGATCCGCCGCCGGACATCTGCATCACCTGCCGTGCCCACACCTCTTGCAACGGTGCATGGCGTAAAAGCTGCAAGCGAGTAAAAGCGTATAATGCCCGTGCGGAAGAAAGAAGGATAAACGGGCACGGCGCAGAAATCGCAAACAAAATCCGCAGCAGCAGAAAACGGCACGAAGGGAGGCCGGGGAAAAATGGGTACATCCCATACTAACTATCCCGGAAACGTCCCAACACGCATATTGCATTATTGTAATAATTTTGCAATAGCGCAAAAAGGCGATTATTACCTGTTTATTAAGGACTTCTCCCGCCTCTCCGGCGGAGGCTGGGAATTTACGCATGCGATCATAGCCAAAAATCCCATTATGATATGGACAACATATTGGGGATCAGTAAATCAAGCTGTCCGCGAAAAAATTGGAAAGATGTTGATCGAACAAGGGTGTAATCCAGACACGGGAGAGCCTATCCCATATGCCCCGGAAGGATATGCACGCCCGGAAAGAAGTGTAAAATGAAACTCACAAAAAAGACCGCTGCAGCCCTTGCGCGGCAGGAAATCGGAAGCGCCTCAAGCATGAAGGCGATCGGACAAGATGAAAAAAGATACTATATTTTCGCAATGGGAAGATTTCGAGCAGAAATCATTAACCATCCGGAAAACGCCACGTTCATAATCATGGTCATTTATGACTTGGACAGCGATTGTTCTATTCGCAAAATTTTCAACCGGGAAACGCTTGCGTATAACGCTCACGAGACAGAGCGCATCAACCGGGACGAGCTGATCGAAGAGGCATATACGATCCCGCCGCACATCTTACGCGAGATCATTGAAAACATGGAATAGGAGGCCGTCTGCATGAACCCTAAAGACGCCCGCCGCGGGCCGGACCCGGAATGCAAAAACACATGCCAGTGTGCGTCCTGCACGCAGCTGCAAACCTGTAGGCTGCACCGGGGTGTAGCCGTAAAGAATCCATACATACACACGCCGTATCCCTGCCGGGGGTGCAAAGGCGCAAATGATCCGTTAGTAAAGCGGATGAAGGTTGACTGCGCCATGTGCCAGACTCTCGCGTGGCCGCAGAAAAAGGTCCCAAGAAAAGGTGTAGCGCAATGAACCGCTTCACACCGGACAAAATTGTCAACACAATTTGCCCGATTTGTGGAAAATCCACGCCGCGCGCAGTGTGTATCTGCCCTGTGCATCATGCCCGCGTGTGCATGGATCACTGCTATAACGATTGCTCGATCCACGACAACCGAATCGGGCACTGCATGTACAATGATCAAAAATGATCCATCCATAAAACAAAAAATCACCCTCTGACTATCAGGCCTGGCAGCCGTCAGAGGGTGAAACCTTACTCATATCTGAGCGCTTTTATTATATCATAAGCGCCGCAGATACGCAAGCCAAAAAACGGCATAAGACCGGGCTTTGACCCCTTGGTAAAGGTATTAATAATAGGCCGGGAAAGCAAAAAAGAAGGACGGGAAATCTGCCATGGGATACCGGAAAAAGACATACCGGACAGGACCGGTAATAGAGATCGAAAAAACCTATTATGTCCCCCGGAGCCAAGAACGCGCGTCGAAAGCAGCGGCCACGGCGGAAGCGGTCAAGAAGAACAACGATAAGCTTGCCCGCCGGGAGCTTACGCGGCAGCTAACGACGTACTTTACCGCGAATGATTGGTTTCTCGCTCTTACCTATCGCAAGGAAGAGCGTCCGGACCCAGAAACCGCCAAAAAGCAGATGAAAAAATTTTGGCGGGATATGCGGAAACTGTATGCTGAAAACGGGCAAGAGCTATTTTACATATCCACAACAGCGATCGGTTCCCGCGGAGGAATCCACCATCATGCGGTCGTAAATTACATCGACCTGAGAGAGATCAAAAAGCTATGGCCTTACGGACAAGTGCGACCGGTCCTGACGTACATGGATGGTGCATTCGCAGCCCTGGCCGATTACATCATCGATCAAAACAAAACGGCACCAGATAAGACCGAGATTATACCGGGCCGCCGCTGGTCTCACTCGCGGAACATCAAAAAAGTCGAACCCAAAATAGAGGAAGTCTCCGCAAAAGAGTGGAAAAAGGAACCGCAGCCGCTCAAGGGATACCGGATTATATTAGAGTCGGTTGAGAACGGAGTGAATCCCATAACGGGAATCCCCTATCAGTTTTATCGAATGATAAGAATTAGAAGGAGAAATAAAAGTGAACAGTGCTTTGCATAGCTCGAAAAAAATGGATTGGTGTACGCCTCAAAGTTTTTTGAAAAATTAAATGAAGAATTTAATTTCAAATTGGATGCAGCGGCCACAGATAAAACTGCAAAATGTTCGCGATATTTTACGCCGGAAACCGATGGGTTAAAATCGTCGTGGAAAGTGGAGGGTGACGGAGCGGTATTTTGCAACCCACCCTACGGAAGAGAAATAGAAAAATGGGTTCAAAAATCATACAACGAGGCGCAGAGCGGGACGACAATTGTTCTTTTAATTCCAGCACGCACGGATACTTCATATTTCCACAAATACATTTATGGAAAAGCGGAAATTAGGTTTGTCCGCGGAAGATTAAAATTCACGGACGAAAACGGAAAAGAAAAAGATAGTGCGCCCTTCCCATCGATGATCGTAGTCTATAACAGGAAAACAAATAAAAGGACAAAGGGATGATTTAATGGGAAAAACCAATTTCATCTATTCGTCATCGGAGGCATACACCCCGCGCTACAAATGCCGCATCTGTGGAAAAGAATTTGATGGAACACCGGTTTGTGCGAAACACGAAGCTAAAGTTTGCATGTGGAACGCTATACGAGGTCAAGACAACGAATACATGGGTTTTGATGGTAGCTACACCGGCCACGAATGCAAAAACGGAAGCTTTGGGATTGCTGACCTCATCGGCTTCCGCCGGGAAAGCGGGGCAAAAAAATGAAGCAGTACAGCGGAAAATCCGCCGCCAAAAGCTGGCAGGGCAGGGTCAACCGCGCCCAAGGCGGGTATTTTGAAGACCGTATCAAAAACGGATGCCAAAAATATCGGGACCAAGGCCGCGCGGATGTCGATAAGGTCCCAGAGCCGTTTCACGTCATCAAACGGTTGTCGGGCTTGCAGTTTGTGGGCAACTTCGTAGGCCGCGCGCAGCCGGACTTTGCCGGGACCCTGATCGGGGGCCGTGCAATCCGGTTTGAGGCCAAGCACACCGATACCAGCAAAATGAACAAGTCGGAAGTGAAAGACCATCAGGCAAAGGCCCTTGCCGGCCACTACAAGATGGGGGCCGCTACCGGTGTCTGTGTCGGGATCAAGCTGCAAACCTTTTTTGTGCCGTGGGCCATTTGGAACGACATGGAACGAATATTTGGGCGGCGGTACGTGACAGCCCAAGACCTGCGCCAGTACGAGGTGCAATTCGACACGAAAAATAACGCTGTGCTGTTTTTGGATTTTGTAGGCTTGGGAGATAATCCAAGCCGGGCAATCGCAGCGGAAAAAGAAAATATACAGCGGAGAATGAAATAAGGAGGAAAATAACCATGAACGAAATCAAAATCGGCCAGCGGATCAGATGGAAAAGTACCGGATCCGGACCAATGGTTGGAACGGTCATAAACAAAATCCCGAAAAACCGGCCAATGTCTCAGTACATGCCGCAAAACACTGAGCCGCGGCAGTGCCACACAAAGAGAGAAGTCAGCGACCGCGAAAGGTATCTGGTAGAGGTATTCGGAGAACCTCCCGCTTATTATGCTATCTCGATCAGCCGTAACATCCAGATCGTCGGTCAAACAATTGGTGATAAAGTAAAAAACGATTTGGACATGATAGCAAAAGAACTTGCTAAAACAGAAACATGTCCCCTCAAAAAAGACTGGGACTGCATATCCGTAGGGCGCGAATGCGTCAAGTGTTGGCGCCGCTATCTTGATCAGCCGCAAGAGGATGTCTGCGATGAGTAAGCGAGACGTGAAACTTGACCGGTATGGAATTGGGAAATACGCATATCGGGAGCTGCACAATTTTTGTTTGCAGTATCAAGAGAAGAAAAGAGACATACCACGGGCCAGCGGAGAGTGGAAAGAAAAGCTGATACATGACTGTGAGCTGATAGAGCAGACAGCGGTAGAGGTATCGGACCGAGACTATCAATGCATCATCCTGCATGTAACACAGGACATCCCATGGCACAATCTTAGGCTTGTACATGGACTGATGACATACGAGAGAGGATTTCGAGAGGAGCGGCGCAGATTTTATCACGCGCTGGCCCAAAAGAAAAAAATTATAGAATAGCCGTTTTTGGCACGTACTTTTGTGGTTTGATAGATGCATAGAGTACGTGCCATGACTATTTTTATAGATAATCTCCGTAAAGGCTCCTATAAATAAAATCCGGGATAGATGGAGCTGAAAGGAGAAGAGATGGATTACATAAATAAGATATTTAACGAAGACTGCATAAGCGGAATGAGCCGTTATCCAGATAAAAGTATCGACATGATAATGTGCGATATGCCATACGGAATAACGCACTGCCGCTGGGATGGGTTGTTTCCGCTCGAAGCTCTTTGGAAACAATACAAAAGGATTATAAAAGACAACGGTGCTATATGCTTAACTGCCTGCCAGCCGTTTACAACTCGCCTTATTAGCAGCCAGTCCAAGCTATTTAAATACTGTTGGTACTGGAACAAAAATATGGCAACTGGTTTTGCCAACGCAAAAAAGCAGCCCCTTCGATGCGTCGAAGAGATTTGCGTGTTTTATAAGCGCCCGCCTGTATACAACCCACAAGGGATTGTAACGCTAGATACTCAGATACATCGTAAGGGTATTTCTAATCCGCGACATAACGATTGGGCCTATAGTATTAATGGGTTTAAAAATGGAGCAGACACATATATAACCAATTACCCACGTCAAGTTTTAAACATTAAATGCGAACGCGGTTTACATCCAACACAAAAACCAGTCGCCCTATTTGAATACCTGATCCGTACATACACCAATCCGGGTGATTTAGTCCTTGATAATTGCATGGGGAGCGGAACTACAGCTATAGCCTGCATGCATTCGGGACGAAATTATACCGGTTTTGAATTTGATGAAGCGTACTTTAAAATATCAGAAAATCGCATTTTAAAAGAGTGCATAAGCAAATGAGGGGGAGTACGTGCCAAGGTGTTTTTGAGGCACAGCGGAAAAAGAAAGGCGGAAGCTTACGCCTCCGCCTTAGGATCACCGTATTCGCGCCGCATGGCGGCTTCCGTTATTACCCACTGCTTTCCGTATTTCTGTGCATCAATACCCGCCTTTAGCTTTCCATAAGACAGAGCTTTGCGCAGTGTGCTTTCGTTCAGGCCCCACATATTTGTGGCGTCTGAAAACGCAAGCAGCCCGTCGAACGGAGTCGAGACCGTTTCCCCATTCGCCCAAAGCTCATCGCAGGCTATGTCGATGTCGTCGTTCCAGCACACTCCATACCCTCCGGCGTCAACCTTTGCCAGAGCAAAAAGGCCGGGAACGTCACATAGGGACCGGAACACAGGGTGACGATCAAACAGCGGCTTGAAATCATACCGCTTGGTCGTGCCGCAAACAAAGCCTACCAGCATTTTATAATCCGGCAATGCGGACACAGTTTTTACTTTATGGAACATATAGCTTCCTCCTTATTCAAGCGGTGGCAGTGCCTTAAATTCTTGTGTGTTCCAGATGTTCAGTAGTTCTTCCCGGTGCATCCCGACCCATTCCCGCATCATTGCAAGCGCCTTGTTTGGGAGATCGCCTTCCATCATTTCTCCGGTTCGTATGTCGATCGCTCCGATATATTCGCCATAGATTACGTGGATGTGAGGCGGATTGTGTTCCTTTCCGAGGAAGAGCATTTTGACCACCAAACCATAAAACCTTGAGAGTACAGGCATTTTGTTTCACCCCCTTTCTGTAACTATATTATATCACGGTATCGTGATTAAGTCAAGGGGTTTTTCGTAATTTCTAAAGTTTAAAGTTTTTGGAGGCAAAAGACATGCCATTTAAAAAAATATGCAGGCATGCTGGTTGTCTACAATTGGTGGAGCACGGAGAATCATATTGCAAGCAGCACAAGTCCAAAGAGGCAACAAGGAAGTCCGAGAGGCAGAGGCAATATGATCAATCCGTGCGGCTTGAAAGAGACGCGAGAGAACATGCGTTTTATATATCCGCTGGATGGAAAACGATGCAGAAAAGAATCATGTCGATCTACAGCGGTTTGTGCTTGTGGAGTTATTACAAGAACGAATCAATAGAAAGTGCCGATGAAGTACATCATATCGAGCCGATCAAAGAACGCTGGGACTTGAGACTGGACCCGGATAACCTCGTGCCTCTGTCTCACCGGGAGCACATGCGCATTGAAAAAAGGATGCACAGCGGAGATATGCGGGTAAAAAGCGAGCTACAAGAGCTAAAACGGCGTTGGAATGTCGACTTCCGAGGGGGTAGGGGGCTGTAAAAAAGTTCCGGCTTGCATGGTGCAATACCGCAAGGCCTCTTTTTCCGCGCAAAAACTCCCCACGGAAAATTTGAAATTTGGATTGGTGGCTGATGAAGAAGAAAGGTCCCGGAAAATACGATAAATACCTGCTGATGCAGTCCGCGGGCGCACAATATGTTTGCTTTGATCTCTATTTATCACGATATGAATTGGGTAAATTTTTGGATCATTTACCGCGAGAAAATGAGATTTTCAAAATGATTTCTCCCGCCGGTGGATGGAGCAGTTGCAGCCTTGTCATGTGGATTGCAACGCAGTGTGTAATCCACGGCCTGCTGGTTACAACTTTACGCGTAGGCCAAAAAGAACTAGATGCGATTGTAGCGCTAAAGAAAAAAGGCGCGATTGAAAACGTGGAATTTTTACTCAGCGGCCTTGCCAAGGAAAATAAGGTACGAGGCAAGGACTACGGGTACAGTCAAAATTTTGAACAGGTTTGCGAGCGCGCCGGTATCAAATACCGGTATGTCAAAAATCACAGCAAGGTAATTTTGCTGGACACCGACAAAGGAAAATTTGTGATTGAAACGTCCAGCAATTTTAATGAAAATCCCAAGATCGAACAATTTAGCTTTGAGAAAAGCGAGGAACTATATGATTTTTATAAAAGAATTTTTGACGAATTGCTGGGGGTGGGGTAAATGGCAGGCCCAAGACAACCGATTGATCTGTTGAAGGCAAAGAAAAAAGCGCACCTTACAAAAGCCGAAATAGAAGAACGGGAAAGAGCCGAAATCCACGCGCCAGCAGATGCAGTGGAGCCGCCGAAGTACCTTATCAAAAGGCAAAAGGATGAATTTAACCGGATCGCCTCCCAGCTAATCGATCTGGGGATCATGTCGAACTTGGACTGTGAATCACTTGCCCGGTACATCATCGCAGAAGAAAACTATCGCAAGACCGTTAAGATGATGCGCAAATTGCCGTGCGAACCGGAAATGATCGGGCTGATTGACAAGGTAACGGCGGTGCAGGATCGCGCGTTTAAGCAGTGCCGGGCTGCGGCAAGCGATTTGGGGCTGACGATTTCAAGCCGGTGCAAATTGGTAATCCCAAAAGAGCCGGAAAAACCAAAGAGCAAGTGGGATCAGTATCGGAGTGGTACGACCGGTGGATAAAGCAATCAAATACGCGGAAGCAGCGGTTAAAAACGCGCTGGATCGAAATGTTGGAAGCAGCGAAATCATGGGAGCACAACGGTTTTTGAAGGACCTGGAACGCCAGGGGACGCCGGATTTTCCGTTCGTATATTCTGAAAAACGTGCCGCCCACATGTTCGGATTTTCCGAACAACTCATCCTGGCGGAAGGAGACGATCCGCAGCCGTTCCGGCCAGCGGATTTCCAGGCATTTATTATGGCGAACTGGAACGGATGGGTGATAAAAGACACCAACAACAGGCGGTTCCGCACATCGTACATCCAGGTTGCCCGCCAGAACGGAAAAAGCGTGATGAACGCCATACCATCCCTTTATTATGGAAATTTTGACGGTTATCAGTACCCGCAGGTCTATGCAACGGCCACAAAAGAACTGCAAGCGCGCATTGTCCTGAAAGAGTGTATAAAGTTTATTAAAGCGGACCAGGAACTGGAACGGGAACTCTTTAAAATCAAAGAATACCGCGGGGAAATCGAATGTCTCCTGACAAATGGAACGATCAAGGCGCTGGGCAGGGATACGGACAGCATAGACGGCTTTCGTCCGTACTTTGGAAGCGTCGATGAATACCATAAGCACAAAACCAACCAGATGTACAAGCTCTTGACGGATGGGTGTAAAAAACTGAAATCCTGTTTGGTATCCATCATCACCACTGCGGGATTTGATTTGAACAGCCCATGCAAAAGCGAATATGACTACGGAAAGAACATACTGAGTGGATTTCCAGATGAAACACACTTTGTTTTCATCGCGGAACCAAATCAGGAAGACGCCATAGGCGAGCGAATCTGGAACGAGGAAGTTTGGCAGACGGCGCACCCACTTTGGACGCCGGAAACATGCATCAGCATGCGCGCGGACGCGATCAAAGCCAGAGAAAAAGGCGGAGACGATCTGCTGAACTTTATGACAAAGGACCTCAACATATGGGTACAGGCGACGGAACACGGGTATTTAAACGAAAGAAAGTGGACCGAATGCGCAAGCGACACCACAATCGACGACATGGCCGGGCGCGCCTGTTATTTGGGACTGGACCTCTCTGCCGGCGGGGACTTGACCAGCGGATCGTTGGATTTCCCGCTTGACAATGGAAAATTTTTTATCGATTCCCATTCTTTCATGCCGGAAAATCGGCTATTGGAACACGAACAAACCGACAAGGAGCCGTATCGTATATGGGCGAGAGACGGTCTGCTGACATTGACACAAACCGGCGGCGGGTACATCACCGATTACAAATACATTTTGCGATATTACAAAGAATTGGCAGATCGCTTGAACCTTGAAATCCTTGGGATTGCCTATGACCCGCATGGAGCATCGGCGTTTCTCCCGGATTTAGAAGATACATTTCATTGTGATTTGATAGAAATAAACCAGTCGGCGCGCAGTCTGAATGATTCAACGGATCACTTTAAGAACTGTGTAGATGCAAAAAAAATCATCTATGATAGAAAAAACACGCTGCTGGCATGGAGTTTTAGAAACGCGGTCACGGTATCAAACAGTTTTGGAGAAATCAAACTCAGCAAAGATTATGCCTCCAAACGCATAGACCCATGCGACGCGACGATCGACGCACACAAGCTGGCAATGGGAACAAAGCCAAAACTGGACATATCGAAATACGATTTAGAAAAATGGTGGGGTCTGGAATGAAAAAATGGTGGAATAAAATACGGGACAGCACGGAAGATGTATGTATCCTCTCAGGGCTGTGCTGCATCGCGGCGGCGGCGCTCTGCGTTTGCATTCCGTTGGGGCTGCTCGCCGCAGGGATTGAACTTGTAGGGATTGGGGCTTGGTTTACGATCCATCCGATCGGAGGCGGAGATAAATGATTTTTAGAAAATCATATCTTGCAGCCACGCAGGCGAAAGCTCAAATGAATGACGGATGGGATAGCCTGCGGGAAGCTCTTGGAATGGATGAATCCGACAGCATCAGAGGGGAAAAGGCCCTAAAGGAAGCCACGGTATACACCTGCGTGAAAATACTGTCTGAAACGCTGGGAAAACTGCCCTTGAAGGTATACCGGTACACCGAAGGCGGACAGCAGCAGGTAAACCACTCAATCGCGCCGATTTTGAAACTGCGGATGAATCGATATATGAGCGCGATTACCGGTTGGAAATGCCTGGAGGCGCAGCGAACGTTATATGGAAACGCCTATGCGTGGATTTCTGCATCAAAAAAAAACGGAGCGATAGAAGGCATATACCCGTTGGACAGCCGCAGGGTGTCGATTTATATGGACGACGTCGGATTGTTGAGTGGAAACAGAATGATCTGGTACTACTATACCGACAACGACGGAACGCCATACTGGTTTAGGCAGGATGAAATTTTGCATTTCAAGGGCCTCTCGACCGACGGGATTGTAGGACTGAGCGTCATAGAGGCCCTGCGCGCGTCGGTAGAAAATGCAAAGGCCAGCGGGACGTTTTTAAACACCAGCTACAAAAAGGGCATGATGGCCTCCGGCGTGCTGCAATATACCGGCGACCTAGATACAGAAAAGTCAAACAAAATACGGAATCAATTTGAAAAGATGACAATGGGAATTGTCAACGCAAACCGGATTGCTGTTATGCCAATGGGAATGCGGTTTGAACCGTTCCAGATGAAACTGACAGATGCGCAGTTTTTGGAAAATTCGCGGTTTACGGTCCAACAGCTTACAGCGGCATTCGGGGTCAAGCCGCATCAAGTGAACGATCTGACAAAGGCGTCGTATGCATCCGTGTCGGAGAGCAACCGGGAATTTTACACAGATACCATGATGGCAATTCTCGCGGAATACGAACAGGAAATCAATTACAAGTGCTTCCTGCCAAGCGAAATCAAGGCCGGATATTATGCCAAATTTAACGCTGACGCGATCACGCGCGCGGAAATTGAAAAGCGGATGACCATGTACAAGGACGCGATTCAAAATGGGGTTATGACGCCAAACGAGTGCCGTCAAAAAGAAGACCTTCCCCCGCGGGAAGGCGGAGACGAACTATTCGGAAACTCTGCCCTGGCACCGGTAAAACTGCTGGCGCAGGGCATGGCGATGAAAGGAGGGAACGCGATTGGCGATACTTAAACTATCCTGCGAAAAAACCGGGGCCAAGGGAACCATTGAAATCAAAAATAAAACACCGACCATTGCGGAGCTATACATATTTGGTGACATAGTTGGAACGGAATGGGAAAAGTGGGCGCCGGAAGATAAATGCCCAATGGAAATTGTTGATTTTTTGAAAGAGGTAGAGGACAAAGAAGAAATCCACATGTATATCAATTCCGGCGGGGGTGATGCTTTTGCCGGTAAAGCGATGTATGAGATATTGATGCGGTCTAAGGCGCGTAAGGTTGCGCATATCGACGGTATGGCTGCCAGCGCCGCCACAATGCCTCTCTTTGCGGCGGATGAAATTATCGCTCCGGCGGGAGCTTTAGTGATGATGCACGATCCGTGGACATTTGCAATAGGAAATTCTGTTGACCTGAGAAAAACAGTGGAAACGCTGGAAAAACTCGAAGAATCCTATGCGGAAATATATCGCGCTCATCTGAAAAGCGATACGGAGGTTGACATCCGTCAAAAAATGCATGATGAGTGGTGGGTGAACGGCGCTGAACTGGCTGATTTTTTTGAAAATGTAAAAACAGAAGAAACAAGGGTTGCTGCTTGCTCCAGCGCGATGTTTGTAAAGTATAAAAATTTACCAGAATCCGCGTTGAAAAAGGCAAAAGAAGATGAGCAGCGGGACGAAAAAGAAAAGCTGCTCTTAATGATTGATGCGATTTGAGAAAGGGGATTAAAACTGTGACAAAAGAAGAAAGAGAACTCCGGGTACAGGCAAATAAGCTGAAACAGGAAGCACGCGATCTGGTGGCAAAAAACGAGATGGAAAAGGCGAAGGCAAAGGTGGCGGAAGCAAAAGACCTGATCGAAAAAGCCGACCTGATGGCAGAGCTGGATACGGATCCGCCGCCCGCTGATCCGCCGAAAGGTGAAGTAAAAGACAAAGAAGAAGCAAAAGCGGATTACAGAAGGGCGTTTTTCTCCGCACTCCGAAGGCGCGACATGTGTGTCGCGTGGCTGAGGCCGAACGAAAGAAGCGCTTACGACGCCGCGCTGGATGTTTACGCTGCCGAGGGATTGCACGAGACGCCGGACGAAAACGGCGGACTGCTGCTGCCGCAGGACATCCAGACCAAGATCAACGAGTACAAGCGCACACTTGACCGTTTGGAGAGCCTGGTTGACGTAATTGCGACAAACATGAAGTCCGGAAGCCGCGTTTACGAAACTCTTGCGGAACTGACGCCGTTTGAAAACCTCACATCGGACGACATGGATTTGCCCGAAATGATCCCGCCAAAATTTGAGGCCATCAAATACGACATCAAAGATTACGGCGGATGGACGCCGATCCCGAACGATCTGCTGGAAGATACTGATCAAAATATCATCGCGTTTTTGGTCAATTGGATCGGGAAGAAATCGGTTGTTACCAGGAATCAACTGATCTGCGCGAAGCTCAACGCGCTGGATGCCACTCCATTTGCCGATTACAAAGCGATCAAAAAAGCGATCAACGTAACACTGGATCCGATCTTTGCGGCAAGCTCCATTATCCTGACCAACCAAGATGGGTACCAGTATCTTGACACGTTGGAGGACAAAAACGGCAGGCCCTTGATGCAGGTGGACATTACCAATCCCAGCGGAAAAGTTTTTGCCGGAAAATCTGTTAGAGTCGTATCCAACTCGACGCTGCCGACAGAGACCAGCGGCACCGGAGACGCGCAGAAGCAGCTTGCCCCCATTTTTATCGGAAACATCCCGGAGTACATCAAGATGTTTGAGCGGAAAGGGCATCAGATTGCATCTACAAACATTGGCGGCACGGCATTCCGGAAGAACCGGACCGAAATGCGCGTGATTGAGCGCGAAGACGTCGTGACGGTGGATGCCGCCGCCGTTGTACGCGGCGCAATGGATGTAACCGGTAAAATCTGATGGGAACGCTTTTGGAAGATGCCTTGAAATATGCAAGGGTGGACCAGAGGGAGATTGAATATGGCGCAAAAATCATCTTTGATGCAGCTGAAGCGTACATAACAGAGGCGATCGATCAAAAAAGCAGGGAACTCAACGAAGCGAATCCGGCATATCGACTGGCGGTATGCATGCTGTTTTCGCATTGGTACGACAACCGGGAGGCGGTCGGAAACGATAAAGACCTTGGTTTCGGTCTGCGGAATTTGATTTCTCAGCTGCAAGCCGGAGCCTTGCAGGAGGATAGCTGATGAATGCAGGCGAATTGAATGAAAGAATCGGATTAAAACACCTGCAAAACAGCGGCGCGTATTTTTGGTGGGACAGTACAGAAGACACTTGGGCAAAGGCGGAAATACAGCAAGGGAGCAATTTATTTTCAAAGGTTGGAATTGGGGTGGCGGGCGTAAAATTTACGGTTCGCCGCCGCCCTATATCCCTGAACAACGCCATAGACTGGAATGGGAAACACTGCTTTCTAACGTCGATCAAAGAAATAAACCGGATGTACTGTGAAATACAGGCTGCGATGATCGAACCTGTAAAATGTATTGCGTCCAGGAGGCCAAAAACGAAGGACCAGTACAACCGCCCGCAATGGCAAGAAGAGCCGATCCGTATCGCTGAATTTCCGGCCTGTTTAACCGAAAAGTATATGGGTTATCAAAAAGATACGCCGGAATCTCAGACCACGACCACCTTGGTGATAGTAACGCCAAAGAAAATCGAGCTGCTATCAGGGGACCTGGTAAACATCGGCTCCGAAACCTATGTTGTACAAATCGCTCATTGCCTGGATCAGTACAAAAATGAGTATGAAATTGTCAATACAAAGGATGTGTAAAAATGTCCCAGAGCATTGACACGTCGCAGTTTGATGGGTTTTCGCGCCGGGTGGAAAATATTTTGAAGGGAAATAAAGAAGCCCGGCGCAAACTCCATGAACGGCTGGCGTCTATTGCAAACGAAACCTTGGACCAGAAAACGGACGAAAGGTTGAACGGAGACACTACGAAAATAAAAGGGTGGCAGGAAAAAGCCGTTGGAACAAAAGGCGGATATGCAGCCGTAAGACCGCGAAAAGGCGAGCTGCCGCCGAACGGAAAAGGGAATGCGTACAGATATGGACAAATCACAAACGCGATCGAAAACGGGCACCGCGTCCGTCCACCCTCCCCGGATACAAAGCGAAAGCGGCCAGGCCGGGCTAAAATGATCGCCGTAAGCGGAAGGTTTTTTTACAAGGCGGCAAACGATGAGTTGGGGAAAAAGGCCGTTGAAGAAGCCGAACGGTTTGCGGACGAAATTTTGCAGAGAATGGAGGGCGGATAGTTGCTCACATACACAAACCTGATAGATGCAATTTGCGCCGTGTTGTGCAAGATGTTTCCGGGCGCGACCGCGTATACGGAGAATTGCCCGCAGGAATTTGAAAGGCCAAGCTACTACATTGAATTGAAAAAATGGGAATCGATTCCAGCCACCCGGTGTGCCGTGAAATGCAAGGCGGAATTTACGCTGATGTATATGGGAGAACTGGATGCCCATAAAAATCCGATCATGTCGCAGTTGGTAGACGCGCAGCAAAAGATCATATCGGCGTTTTCCCCCGGTAAGCTCGCCGTTGGAAATCGAAAGCTGAATATCTCGACCAAGGTGGACGAAGCCGGGCCAAATTTGCTTGCTATGACCATCACGGTATCGTATTTTGACGACACGGACGAACAAGCCGAGCAATATCAGACCATCAAAACAGTAGAAACGACCATAAAGGAGGCATAACGCTATGGGACTGCCAAATATCAATATCGCATTTAAAACAGCTGCGGCCGCAGCCGTGCAGTTATCAAAAAAAGGTACGGTCGGACTGATCATAAAGGACAGTAAGCAAAACGGCGCGCACGTGATTACCGGCGCAACAGAGGTTCCGGCAGAACTTGCGGCGGACAACCAGGAATATGTAAGCCGCACGTTTTTGGGCTATGTCAGTGCGCCGAGCAAGGTGATTTTGTACGTCCTGCCGTTGGACGCAGCAAACCTGACAGAAGCGCTCGACTATTTTGCGACACAGACGTTTGATTACCTCGCCGGTCCGCCGGATACCTCAAGCGCGGAATCGACCGCCATTGCATCCTGGGTGAAAACGCAATGGGAGCAGGGAGCGACGCCGCGCGCGGTTTTGCCGGGGCATACAGCAGATAACGAAGCCGTGATTAATTTTGTGGCAGAGGAAATCCAGACAGGAGATCAGATATACACCGCGGCGCAGTATTGCAGCCGCATCGCGGGATTGCTGGCCGGAACGCCGATGAATATATCCTGCACCTATGCCCCGCTTCCGGAAATCACCGACATTAAGCGCATGACCAAAGAGGAAATGGATACCGCGATTGACGCCGGAAAGTTCATTCTGATGCACGACGGACGCAAAGTGAAAGTAGGCCGTGGAATCAACTCTCTGACCACCACAACCAAAGACAAGGGAGAACAGTTTAAAAAGATCAAAATCGTGGATGCCGTGGCCGCGATCAAAAGGGATATACAGATCACCGCGCAGGACAGCTACATCGGGAAGTACGCCAACAGCTATGACAACAAATGCCTTTTCATCACGGCGATCAAAGGATATTTTACGCAGCTTGAGATCGACGGTGTGCTTGACCCCGGAAAAAACACAATCGACATCGATGTAGAGGCGCAAAAAGCCTATTTGCAGAGTACAGGCGTAGATGTGTCCGCGATGAGCGAGCAGGAAATCCGCAGCGCAAATACCGCGGATAAAGTGTTTTTGCTGGCAAACATCAAAATTTTGGATGCGATTGAAGACATCGACTTGCAAATCGTAATTTAAGGAGGCATAAACCGTGGAAAGTGCAAAAAGAGTCATATCCGGTACTTGGGGCGAAGTCTGGCTGGATGGTGAGTACGTGACCGAGTGCTACGGGATGCAGCTCAAGGTGTCGTTTAAAAAAGAAGATATTGCCCGGTGCGGGATGATGGCGGTTGACAAAAAGATCACCGGAATAGATTGCACCGGCTCCGTGAAGATGTATAAGGTATCCAGCCGCATGGCGCGGAAGATCGGAGAAAAAATCAAGAACGGCGAGGACGCCCGGTTTACGATCATTTCAAAGCTGGACGATCCGGATGCCTACGGCGCGGAGCGCGTGGTGGCAAACGGCGTGTCCTTCGATGATCTGACTTTGGCAGACTGGGAGGCGAACACCGCCGGGAAAATCGAATCCCCGTTTACCTTCACCGATTACGATTATCTTGACATGATCCCGGAGGTATAAAGATGGACGTATTAAAAAGCCTGCTTGCGGCAGACGAAAAGCTGATCATGGCGGCGCCGGAAAAAGATTTCAAGGTAAAACGTCTAAGTGAAATTTGCGGGGAAGATGTGATCTTTTCCCTCAAGGCGCTGTCCTACAGCCGCGTAGCGGACATCAAAGCTTCCGCCGCCACAAAGGACCAGGATATGAGCATCCACATCGTGCTGGCCGGAGTTACCGCGCCGGACCTGAAATCGAAAGAGCTGATGGAAAAATTCAGCGTGCCGACTCCTGCTGAATTGCTCAAAAAGATGCTGCTTGCGGGAGAAATCGAAGACTTGGCGCAAGAAATTGAAAAGTTGAGCGGATACCGCAAAAGCACAGTGGAGGAAGTTAAAAAAAAATAGAGGAAGACCCGGAAGTACAGCTGATGTACTACCTGTTCGCTGAAAAAAATATACTGCCCGGCTCTTATTACAACCTGCCCGCCGGGGAAAAGGCTGTGATAAGAGCTTTTTTTGAAAAAGACATGGAATCCAGAAGAAGGTGAACGCAGTGCCGAATGTATCCATCGTTATAAGCGCAAGAGACAATTATTCAAACGCAATAACGTCAATGCGTAATGCAAATTCGGCGTTTTCAAGAGAAACCGACGGATTACAGCATAAAATTGATGCGTTAAATCGAACAAAGGCAACCTTGAAAATAGAATCAGATCGAGCGAAAAAGCAATTGCAAGAAGCAAAAAAGGCGATGCAACAAGCTCGTGATGAAATAAGAAACTTAGAAGACGAAGCCGGAAAAACAAATAAGCTTGTCGAGCTACAAGAAGAATACGACCGAATCCAAGAAAATTTGAAGCTTGTGACCAGGGAGGCGCGATCCGCACAGCGTGAAATGGAAAACCTGGGACGCACAGAACGCCGAGAGGGAAACCGGGCTGGAAGCGGAGGCGGCAGGCCGGACGGCGGAGAATCAGGACTCCTGAAATCGTTTGCATCCGCCGGGTTTACCCAGATGATCGGAAACGCGCTTGCCTCCACGGCGAACACAGCGGTATCAAGTGCGTTTGGTAGCGAAACGGGAACAATGTTTGGATCGATTCTGGGGAGCGCTGCCGCGGGGGCTGCCATGGGGTCGATGATTGCGCCGGGAATCGGGACGGCCATCGGCGGAGCGATCGGCGCGGGTGTCGGGGCTATAACCGGCGCAACACAGATATTTGAGAACCAGGATCAGGCATACCGAACAGCGGTACAAGAGCAATATCAAGTGGTCACACAGGAACAGCAAGAGAATTTGACCGCCGGAAGTGGGATCGCGGCGCAGAGAGAAACGGACCTCGTGTCGTTTACGACGCTGTTTGGAAACGATAAAGGAAAAGCGGAAACGTTTTTGAGCGACTTGAAGGATATGGCCAATTCAACGCCATTTTTGTACGGAGACCTGACCGCCATGTCTAAGACGCTGAAAACGTTTGGCTATGACGAACAAAACACGTTACCGACTCTGACCAGCGTCGGTAACGCTGGTGCGGCATTGGGCATGACAACGCCCGATATGAACATGGTTGCAACAGCTATCGGCCGCATGAAATCCAGCGACAAGGCGACGCTGGAATACCTGAATATTTTGAACGACCGTGGCGTTGATGCTGTCGGATACATCGCCGAGAATCTGGGGAAATCTAAAGGTGATGTCTATGACCTGATATCAGAAGGAAAATTGAGTGGTGTAGAAGTCTCCGAACTCATCATCCAAAAATTTGATGAATTGTACGCTGGGGCCATGGAGGAACAATCTAAAACCTATGCGGGCATGCAAAGCACGCTGACCGGATGGAATCAAGAAATGCAGTCTGCCATGGGAAAAGGGTACAACGAAGCCCGGAAAAAGGGAATCCAGGATGAAATCCGGTTTTACGAGGGCGACTCTGGCGAAGAAATGAAAGAGGCCAATCGCAGAATCGGAGAATATAAAGCTTCTTTGGAAAATCTCCAAGAAGAAATGCAACGAGACGCCTACAAATCCGTAACCCAAGGAAATATATATAATACATTTTCAGAAGAAACGCAAAAACGTCTATCCGAGCTGTACAAAGAATATGCGGAGGCTTCCGCCAAGGATGACGGCGCCGAAATGGGGCGTGTGTTGCAGGAAGCACAGGTAATCGCCGCTGCTGAGTACAACAAAACAGAGGGCGCGAAGCTTGAGGTGGAAAGTCAAAAAGCACTGGTTGGCGGAATACGCGACGCCATGGTACAGGATGAAGTGTATAAGACTTTTGGCTATGAAATGGGAGAAGAATTTAGTAAGGGCATGGCGGTTGCTCTTGCAAAAAATGATCCGGTAAAAAACTATCTCAACGGAGATTATACCGACGGATTTTATTATGGGGGACCAACAGAAACAGGCGAGGCCCCGCAAGAGGGGATCGGAACCTACTCAAACCAGAGAGAAAATCAAGAAAAGGAAACCGCGCCAGCAGATCGATCCGGTGCACAGCAATATGGACCCGCGAAAGCATTTGGCATGGCACGTGTCCCTTACGACAATTTCCCTGCCCTCTTGCACGAGGGAGAACAGGTGTTGACCGCGGCGCAGGCGAGGCAGTACGCGTCTGGGGCCGGGCCGGTTATCGTTGTAAATATGGACGGGATGCAGATCAGGGAAGGTGCAGAAGACGAAGCCCGTCACGTTGCCGAATTAGTGGCACAAGAAGTGTGCCAGGCAATGAGAACGGTATAAGGAGATCGACATGCTAAGAAAGATTATATTTAAAAACGCGGAAAATGGCGCGGAAATGAACATGCCGGTCACTCCCCCGTCATTTGAGATCACAACGGATCGCAATATGGAAACGGTCAACATCCATGCCATGGGCGATGTTGCGCTGCTGGGGACCGATACATATAAAACCATCAAATTGGATTTTTTGATCCCGGCGCAAAAATATCAGTTTGTGACAGTGAACGAAATCGTGGAACCATACGCCTATATCTCGACGTTTGAGCGATTCAAAAATGAAGGGACCGTTCTGCGGCTGATCATCACAGACACGACGGTGAACATCCCTGTCAGAGTCCAGAGCATCACGTACAAGGAGCAAGACGGGTCGAATGACTTGTACATGTCGCTGGAACTGTGCGAATACAAAGAGCTTGCAGCCGTAAAAATCGAGGCGGCCGCAGCGGCCAGTTCCGCGCGCGCCGTGGAAGCCCCGCCCGCCACACCTCAAACGTACAAAATTGCGTCCGGAGATACGCTGGGGGCGATCTGCCGCAGGTTTTACGGGAGCGCCGGACTTGCCGCGAAACTGGCGACATTCAACGGGATCAAAAATCCAAACCTGATCCGTGCGGGATCGGTCCTGCGGCTGCCGGATAAATCAAAATTGGGGTGATGCCATGATTACGATCACGCTGCAAAACAGCAGCGGCGTCTATGACATAACGACGCTCGTCCCGACCGTAACCTGGTCGGGAAATTATAAGCAGTGTACGCGGACGCTGTCATTTGAACTGCTATCATCCCCCATAGACAAATCAGTGCCGTCCGTATCAATCGAAAACGGGAATTACGTCACACTCCTGCAAGACAGCACCACGTTGTTTACGGGAATCGTGTTTAGCCTCCAGAAATCCAGCGAGGGAAATACGATCAAGGTGACGGCGTATGACCGGGGAATATATCTAAAAAGCAACAAAGTGGTAAAAAAATATACCGGCCAAGCGCCGGAATCTATTGTGAGAAGTATATGCAGCGAGCACGGGATCACTGCCGGGGACATCGCTACAACAGGAGTACCGATCACGCGCAATTTCATTGGCGTGTCTCTCTATGACATCATTCAGACGGCCTATACGCTCGCGGCGGCCAAGACAAAGAAAAAATATCACCTGGTTTTTGACGCAGAAAAGCTCTGCGTGCTGGAAAAAAAGGTGAACGACAAAACCCTGGTGCTGGAGGGCGGATCAAACCTGATCGATATAAGCACAACGAACAGCATCGACAGCATGGTAAACCAGGTTGCCATATATGACAAAAATGACAAGCTGATCCGGACCATTAAAAACGACGATACAATCCGTCTGTATGGCCTGATGCAGAGTCAGGTGAAACAAAAGGATGGGGAGGACGCCACGGCAGAGGCGCAAAAACTGCTCGATGACAATGGGCTGCAACAAAAAATCACGGTCAACAACTTGGGTAATATCGCAAACGTAACCGGCGGAACTGTTGTGGTCCACGAGCCGCACACCGGTGTATATGGGCTATTTTATATCGATGAAGACACGCACGAATGGAAAAAAGGGCTGTACCTGAATAAGCTCGTGCTAAACTTTAAAAACATCATGGATGAGCGAGAGGCCGGAAGCCTGCCGAATAAAACGGGAAGCAAAACCGCGGGCAAAAAGAAGAATAGACAAATTGTCCATCTGAATCTCGGAAAGAAGGAATGACATGGAAGGAAATGCTTTTGTGGAATTGGCGGCAGCGATAAAACCAAAAGACGAGGCAAGTATCGTGTATCTGGGAAAAGTGTTGTCCCTCTCCCCTTTCTGCATCGATCTTGCCGGAACAATTCAGCAAGGAACGGACCTGCTGAGGAACCCAGACATTCGGGACCTAGAAAACGGGGATCAAGTGCTGATGATCTCAGTGAACTGCAACCAACAATTTGTGGTGGTCTGTAAGGTGGTGTGAATATGACGCTTTTTCCGTCGTTGCAGCCGCAAGCTGTGACAGTGACGCAAGACCTGCCGCTATACCGGGAAACAGCCTGGGACTATAGCGAAAATACACCGATATTTAAGGGAGGATCACCGGTAATTGTAACCGGAGTTGAGGCGGTGAAGGTGTGGGCATACAAAGCTCTATCGACGCCGCGGTACATGTATGAGATGTACTCGTGGGATTTTGGAAATGAAATGGAATCCCTCATTGGACAGGCATACACAGAAGACTTAAAGCGGTCGGAAATCCCACGTTTTGTAAGGGAATGCCTGTCGGTAAACCCGTATATTACCGGCGTGACCGATATAGCAATGACGCTGCAAGACGACAAGCTGAACGGAAGCTGCACAATACAAACCATTTACGGGGGTGACACGATCCGTGTATGAGGAAAAAACGTACGAAGCCATAAAAGCGGATATTTTATCCAGTATGTCAAATGAGCTTGACAAGCGGGAGGGCAGTTACACAAACGATATTATCTCCCCCGTGTCGTTGGAAATCAGCAAGGTGTACGAATCGATCAACGCGGTGATCCCTATCGCATTCGTGGATGAAGTCTCTGGAGAGTACCTTGAAAGGCGATGTGCGGAATACGGAATTGAACGAAAGCCGGGAACAAAAGCGAAAGCAACCGTCACGCTTACCGGAAGCAACGGGACGACCGTAGCTAAAGGGACCGTGCTGCTGTCGATGCCAGGGTTGGAATATCTTACGATAGCGGCGGCAACCATTGCAAACGGAACCGCCCAGGTAGAAGCGGAAGCGGCGGAGATCGGATCAGAATACAACGCGGATGCCGGGAACATCGACCGGTTGGCCTCCAGCATAAGCGGCATCACCGGCGTAAGCAGTGGAAAGGCGGAGGGCGGAACCGACCGGGAAACGGACAAGGCGCTATACGGAAGGTTGTGCGACGTCCTGCAAAATCCAAGCGCAGGCGGAAATCTATACGATTACAAGCGCTGGGCAGAAGAAGTAAACGGAGTTGGCCGCGCGAAGGTGCTGCCGCTGAACAACGGACCGGGGACTGTCGGGATCATCATTGTGGACCAAAATATGAGGCCGGTCGGAACGGAAATTACCGCTGACTGCAAAGCGCACATCGAAGACCGCCGGCCGGTTGGCGCAGCGGTCACGGTTGTGTCCGCAAGGGCGCTGACAATAAACGTATTGGCGCAGGTAAAAACAGACGGAAGCGTCGGCGCTGCCGCCATAAAAGCAGAATTTACCGCGGCGGTTGGAAAATACCTCGATGAGCTGGCGTTTGTGAAAAACGAAATTGTCTATAACCGAGTATCGTATATCCTGCTGGGAATGCAAGGTGTAACAGATTATGTCACGCTGACAGTTAATTCTGGTAAGGCAAATATATCGCTGGATACCGATCAAGTGCCGGTCTTAGGAAACGTGGGGGTGACAGTTGTATGAAAGCCCTAAAGAACCAAGTGCCACCAGATTATCTGAAAAGCCCAGAAACCTGTGCGACGCTGGACGCGATGAATCCGGAAGCAGTCGCCCTATGGGAAGCTCATGAATCTCTCTTGGATCAGCTTTTTGTGAGTACAGCCACTTGGGGGCTGGATTTTTGGGAAAAACTTTATGGAATCGAGACTGACATAAGTAAACCGTACGATTTCCGCCGCTCGCGCGTTATCAGTAAAATCCGCAGCAAAGGGACCGCGACGATTGCGATGATAAAAAATGCCGCGGAAAGCTTTGTAAACGGAGATGTAGAAATCATCGAACATCCGGAAAATTACTCGTTTGAAGTGAAATTCAGCAGCCTTGGAATACCCCCAAATTTAGAAGACCTGACCGCGACTATTGAAGACATCAAGCCCGCGCACCTTGCTTTTAGTTATATATATAACTTTTTGACTCATGCTGGTGTGTCGGCCTATACACACGGACAGCTACATGCGTATACCCACGATCAAATACGGAATGGAGAAATGCGGGAATGATCGATACAACCTATTACAAATTGCACAAGCCTGCCGAAAACGACACTTATGATATAACCAAACAAAACGAGAATATGGATGCGATTGACTCTGCGCTGCGAGGATTGGAGACAGGAAAAGAAACGCCAGCCGCCGCCCAGGATAAAGCGGATCAGGCCAAAGCTGCGGCAGTTGCGGCGTGCCGACCAGTTAACTGGATGCCGTCGGCAAAAGAAGTTGGGGCACCAGACTTGATTGACGGAAAAATTAAAATTGGACAAATACCAATTTTGCCCCCGGTGGTCACGACAGCAGGAACAGGAAGTCTATATACCGCAACAATTGACGGAATCGCAGAGCTATCAAAGGGGCTAACGATTACAATCATCCCGCACACCGTCAGTACCGTCAGCATCCCATCGTTAAACCTGAATGGACTTGGATCAAAAAGCATTAAAATCAGAATAAATAATAGTCAAACCACAGGGACAAGCAAAAACAGCAACTGGATTTTGGCTGGAAAGCCTCAAATCTTACAATATGATGGGACGTGTTGGGTTGCGGTTGGAGTAACAAAGACGGATAGCCAAGATATATCCGGGATCATACCAATATCAAGCGGAGGGACGGGAAAAAGCGGGTGGACCGCCAACCGGCTGATCTATCCCACGTCGAGTAGCACACTGTCGCAACTGTCCCCACCTACATCTGGAACAGGGTATTTAACGCAGGGAACGAGCGGCGCTCCATATTGGAGCGGAAAAGAGAGCATGTGCGGGACGATTGGCGCCGTACCAACAAGCCGGACAATAAACGGAAAACCATTGACGTCAAATATCGTGCTAACCGCAGGCGACGTAGAGGCCACGGAAAAAATAGAAGCCCCAACGAAGGACGCCTGCGTATTATGCCGAGATACCGAAGGACCGTATTACTGGACATCGATAAACGAGATTTCCGGAACTTTTGACACCAAAATTACAATAAATGGGGAAAGCTCTCAAAATATATATTTTAAAGAAAGAGGAAGCAAAGAAGGGTACTGTCAAATAGCCAGAAATTCGCGTGGCAGATTTGCAATTGAAAATATAATAACAAAAAGAGATGATCAGGGTGCGGCAGTGACCAGTGGAACTATAAATCTCACGATCGGGAATCTTAGCGCGGAAACAGATAAAACGTGGGAGAAACCAGATTTAATCACTGTATATGTATCGGAAGGGATAAAAAGCGATACATACAAATTATACGGGGAACACAATGTTACTGTATCAGAGACAATCCCGACTGATTTTATCGGAGAGGGTTGCATTGTCTTTTGTACAGCCGACCACAAAATATATAGAGGCATCAACGGATCAAATGTTGCTTTCTAAAAAACGAGGTAAAGAAAAAATGGATATATTATCTCACGCCATCAGTTTTAGGCGGAATGTAGAATATGCCGCAAACAAGCTAACTGACAGCGAAGCAGCCGAAAGAAGAACGATGTTTAAGCCGTGGAAGGCAAACGAACGAGTCTGTTCGGGAGATCGTCGGTATTTTCCGCCGACAGACAAACTCTACAAAGTCCGCGACGGCAAAGGCCATACCACGCAAGCCAATTGGACGCCAGATGTTATGGCGGACTCATGGGAAATTATTGACGTATCTCACAGGGGCACACAAGACGACCCGATTCCAGCAGCGCGGGGCATGGAATACACATACGGACTGTATTACTCTGACCCAGAGGACGGCAATCTGTACATTTGCCAACGAACCGGGGAGTCAAAAGGAGGAAAGATCAATCTGCAATACCTACCGCATGAGCTGATTGGTCAGTATTTTGCGGAGGTAGCCGAATGACCCTTACACAAAATCTGGTTCCAGACAGCAAATACAGCATCAAATGCCCCTACTCCATGTCACCAACCCGTGTAGTTATCCACAATACCGCCAACGATGCAAGCGCGGAAAATGAAGTCGCATATATGACCAACAACGATGCTCAAGTCTCTTTTCATTATGCCGTCGACGATATTGAGGCCATCCAGGCGATTCTGGAGACCCGGAACGCCTGGCACGCGGGCGACGGGAATGGACGAGGAAACCGGCAGGGCGTCGCGATTGAGATCTGCTATTCCAGAAGTGGAGGGCCGCGGTTTGAACAGGCTGAAAAAAATGCCGCCGAGCTGACCGCGTCGATTCTGGCGCGGTACGGTTGGGGATTGGAGCAGGTGACAAAGCATCAGGACTATTCTGGCAAAAACTGCCCGCACCGCACGCTGGCACTTGGCTGGCCGCGGTTCCTGGACATGGTGAAGCAGGCACTGTATGCAATCAAGTCCGACACGACGATGGACATGCACCTACCAGAGGGGCAGGTCTATACGGTAAAGCTGACCAGCTACAAAAAGCCGGCTTTCACCGCCGGAAACGGTGCGGTGCTGAAAACGAGGTTTGGGAAGCAGCAGGGATGGGACTGGTATTTCCAGATCAAGGCGATCGGCCCGCCCGGCGCGGGCTGCGGCGTGTACGCGAACGGCGAGCGGCTGTTTGCTGTGACTATTACATAAAGGAGGACAACACCAATGGAACCAGAAAGCATGGCGGTGCAGGCTCTTGAAAGCGCCAAGTCTGCACATCACCGGCTTGATCGGCTGGAAGTTGAGGTTAAGGACATACATGACCTTGCGGCGGCTATGGCGGCCACCCGGCAGGAGATTACCGGGGTGCAGGAGGACATCAGGGAAATCAAAAAGAACGTCACCGAACTAACCAAACGCCCCGCTGCATGGTGGGACAAGCTGATTGCGGCGGCAATCGGCGCGGTGGCAACGGGCATTGTGGGGGCCGTACTGGCCCTGATTTTTAAATGATAAGGAGAGATAAAACATGGAAGCAATCGCATTATTTCTGACCTTGGCAGTCACAGTAGAAGGAATCGTCGAATACATCAAGACCATCATCGACGGCGAGCGGAAAGCCGCCGTTATCCAGATCGGCGCACTGGCGGTAGCTGTCGCCCTGTGCATCCTGTCCGGCGCAGACATTTACGCAGCTATTGGTGCATCCTTTACCGTGCCTTACGTTGGGTGCGTCCTGACGGGCGTTTTTGCGTCGCGCGGCGCGAACTATGCTTCCGATATTTTGGGCCGTCTGAAAGGGGCAGGTGGCGGCAAATACGCAGCCTAAAATACATAACCCCGCCTCTTTGACGGGGCGGGGTGTATTTGATTATAGGGGGCCAAATGATTACTTTAAACAAAAATTGGAGTTTTACTGCGGATAGAACCGACTTAGAAATTGGATATGCAGAAGAAAATAAAGTGTTTACTTTAAAAATTCAAAAATCCGGAACGGAATACATGAATTGGAATATTGTACTGGACGTATCTCAAAATGGAGAAAAGAATATTTGGGCCGTAGAGAAATCGGAAGAAGCCGGAAATACGATTTTATCCATACCGATTAAAAAGGAATATACAATGAGGGCTGGGAAAATCGCGGCCCAGTTGAGAGCCACACATACAGACGGACGCGTAAAAAAATCTGCGCAACTTGTGTTGTATGTAGATCAAAGCATCAATGCGCCGGATGTAGTCCCGTCCCCGCTACCGTCGGAATTTATTGAATATGAAAACAGTATTTTGACCGCGCGAAATGACGCAAAGGCCGCCGCAGGCCGGGCCGAGGAATCAGAGCAAGCCGCGGCAGACGCTGTGGAACAGTGTGAAAAAATCTTAGAGGACGTAAAGACAAGCGGCACATGGCGCGAGTTTGGCACCACTCCGTGTACGTTTAGCGTCTCCCAGTTTGGCGAGGTGAAGCTCAAGTCCGATGCGGCGAGCTGCACGTATCGCGCTTATAGCGACACGGTCAAGGACATGGATACACAGTCTCGCACCTACTCCGGTGGGATTACGGAAGATGTCTCTAAAGGATACTACGAGTATACATTATCCAGCACGGCAACCCAGTGGTTTAATGTGTTTGTACGGATGATTTATAAAGATTTAGAGATCGGAAAACGGTACAAAATTTACGTTGATACGACCGACTTAAAGCCTGGCTCAAATACAGCTACCATGTTGTATGGCCAATTTATGCTTAACGAGTCAACCAACGGAAGCAAGGGCGACCAGATCATGCCCCCAATGCGTATATCGTCAGCGGGATTACATGGCTATGAGTTCACAGCCTCATCCGCTGACGTGATGATGGAATACTATCCCGGTAACGTAGTGGCAGAGTTGGTCGCCGGATACCAATTCAGGTTCCGCGACATATACATAAACCGGGATGGGGCGGGCACGGCCCACACGCCGGTATATGATCGGAAAGGCGCGTTTGAAAGCGAAGTTGTTTTGATAAATGTACCTACACCGATTCATTTTGAGTCGGATCCAATTTGTACAATTTGGTATTCGCGGGCCGAATCAAATGTTTTTACCATAAACGGAATATCTCCGGACAGTGGCGGAAATGTGATATTGCCGAATCCTCCTTTGTCTCGAATGGACGGCAGAACGTTGGTCTGTTTTGGGGACAGCATTACAGGCATGTTCCGGCCACCCACGGATTATCCGTCGATCATAGCCAAATTGACAGGAATGCAAGTATACAACGTTGGAATGGAGGGGTGCCGCATGTCGCGGCATCCGGATCAATACTATGATGCATTTTGCATGTACCGGCTGGCAGATGCAGTAGCATCTGGTGATTACTCGTTACAGGAGGCCGCGATAGGCCACACCGGCAGCTATGCGGCGGAGCGGGTGTCTAATCTCAAGGATATCAATTGGAGGGATGTCGACCATGTGACCATTTTTTATGGCACAAATGACATCCAAGGCGGGGTGCCGTTGGATAATGCCAACAATCCCAAGGACACAACGACCTATCTTGGCGCAGCACGGTACGCGCTGGAAAAGCTCTGGGGCGCGTATCCCAATCTCAAGATTCTGCTACTCACGCCAATCTTCCGCTACTGGGACAATGAATATATTGATAGCGACGAAAAAACTTTTTCCGACGGTAGACATTTTTATGAATTTGGAGATGCATTGATCCAATTGGCGAGAGGGTACAAAATTCCCGCCGTGGACATGTATCGAACATTAGGAATCAACCGATTTAACCGAACGCATTATTTCCCGCCAAACGACGGCACGCATCCAAATGAAACCGGGAGAACATTGTTGGGCGAAAAAATTACATGTGAACTTTTAAGCTCCTACTAAAATTTACATTGGAGGCATAAAGAATGGCAATCCAAACCGTGAAGGCGGTCATAAACGGCCAGGAACACAATCTTACGTATAACAGTAGCAGCGGAAAGTGGGAGGCGACGCTTACCGCGCCGGGAAAATCGTCTTACAACCAAAGTGGGCACTATTACGGTGTCGCAGTCACAGCTACAGATAACGCGGGCAATACCGGCACGGCCAGCGCTTCCACAAGCGGCGCAGTCGGTGAAGCCCTGCGTCTGGTTGTCCGCGAGAAAGTCAAGCCCACAATCAGCATCACGTCTCCCGGCGCAGGTGCGCTGCTCACCGACAGCACGCCGACGATCACCGCGCAGCTCCGAGATGACGACAGCGGAATCGACATCAGCACGCTGGCGCTCAAGATCGACAGCGGTGCCACGGCAGGAAGCACAGCAACCGGCATGACCGTCACGCAGGTAACGGGTGGATACGACATTATCTACACGCCACAGACGACCCTTGCAGACGGTGCGCATACCATCACGATCAATGTGTCCGATCACGATGGGAACGCGGCAACAGCGGCCACGCGTAGCATCACCATCGATACTACGCCCCCCACACTGGATGTGACCAGCCCGCAGGACAACTATGCAACCAACCGCACGGCCCTGACGGTATCTGGTACGACCAACGATGCGACCAGCGGGCCGGTGACGATCCGCGTTACACTCAACGGCACGGACCAGGGCGCGGTAACGGTCAACAGCTCCGGCGCATGGACCAAAGCAGTAACGCTGCGCGAAGGCGTTAACACCATCGTGGTGACGGCGACCGACCGGGCAGAAAAAACAACGACCATCACACGCACGGTAACGCTCAACACCACGGCACCAGTGATTTCCGCAGTGACAATCACGCCGAACCCGGTCGACGCGGGCAAAACATTTATAATAAGCGTGACGGTGAAATGAGCGCAGCGGTGAGGATGTGGGGGCGGGCAGATGCGTTCGACCTCACGTTTGATTTGGGAAAAAGCGGGGAATGGCAGGCGTCAGTCCCCGCAGACCTTGAAGATGGTCAATATGCATGTGAGATATGGGCCGAAAACGCTATTGGTGAACAAACCTACTGGACGGGGATGCTCTATATGGTGGACAGCCGTCTGGTCTGCATCCATCTGGCGAACGATCCATATCAAGTGGTGCTACTGCCGGATCGCACAGGAATCGCCTTGATAGACGACCGGTACGTCGCGGTCTTGAAAAGGGGGTGCGCGTGTGTCGCCAACGTATAAGATGGACTGGATACTCGGAGAGGACAAATATGTGGACCTGGAGGTGCGCAGCCGGCCGGCCGGCCCGGTAGTTGTTCCTCGCGCGGTTTGGAATCTGAAGCGGAACATCGAGGGCACAATCGAGCAAACCGGAACGTGTGAAGTGGACGGCGGGCGCATCGGCGTGCTTGTAGAGCCGCAGCAGGTGGGCGCATACACGCTGGAAATTACTTACGAGATACCGCCAGAAACGCGGAAGGTACGGGTGATGCTGGATGTCCGTTAAAATCATATCCGCAAAAATCGAACCGCAGATAGTAAATGCCGGGACACAGTATCAAATTACCATCGGCGCGGAAGAATACGGCGTGCTGATGGAGTACATGGGGTACATCCTCGCGGACAGCGACGGCATGGAGCTGCACACCGCCGACAAAAAGGATTATCTGCTGAATTACACAGATACGGAGATTGATGCGGCGCTGGGATGGCTGCTGGACTTAGGGAGGCAACTGGAATGAGTAACAACACAACACGTGCCGCTGGGCCAGGCGGCGTTGGGGGCGTCGACGGGGACGCTTATCCACTTGCGTACACCGGCGCGGAGATCGACACGGCCATATCCGGCTGGCAGACGGCGAAAAGTCAAGCTGACGCAACCGCCGCTGACATTGCAGCCGGTAAAAAGGCGATCACTACTGCGGGACTGGTGACGGGAACCATGCAGGCCAGCGGCGGAGATAGTGGAATTGCAGATGCGATAATTAATAGGAGTGTTGAAAATATTAACAGCATAGCGGAAAACGTTGGCGAAAGTGCTTTTTATGGTTGTGAAAAACTTGCTACGGCTCGTTTTTCTGTAGCGCTGAACGTTGGAAAATCTGCATTTCGTCAGTGTGTTGCCCTTGCAGAAATAGATTTTCATGAAGCACAGGAAATAAGCGAGTATGCATTTTACGGGTGTAAGGTTTGCAATATTTTTATTTTTAGATCAAAAAGCTTATGCAAACTTGTTAATTCTAACGCATTTACAAATACTCCTATACGGTCAAGTGGTGGATACATTTATGTTCCTAGCGACTTATTGGATAGGTATAAATCAGCTACAAATTGGGGCACGTTTAGTTCTAAATTCCGCGCCATTGAAGATTATCCAGAGATCTGTGGAGGTACAACATGATCAAGACAGAGACTATCGCCATTGATGGAAAGCAGTACGATCGCACGTACTCAACCATCAGCTGCTATATTGAGCGCGACGGCGCACGGTATTCGGAGGCTATCGATCCTCTGAGCAGCGGACGAATGTACAAGGAGACCGATATTCCGATTGAAAATGAAAGCAATGAGCTAACAGCTTATCGCACAGCCTACAACATCGTTACGACCGGACAAGAGGTAGCGCCATGAACCCACGCGTAGACGATCACGGGATGGTCGGAAAAGGTGTGCCGTTTGACCGAATACGCAGGATTACCGGATACTTGGTAGGTACGGTCGAGCGGTTCAATGACGCAAAACGTGCGGAAGTGTGCGACCGCGTGAAACACAGTGTACATAAGCAAATGCCACAAATTACCTGTAGCGATCTGTGACTCGACGGGAGTATAATATAACTGTCTCCATCTATCCCGGAGACAAAAAGAGCCCCCCAACCTGTTTTTTCCAAAATGCAGGTTAGGGGGCTTTTGTTTTTTATATTTTGGTGTTTAGTTTTTCATACGGACGTTGTAAGCGCCTTCCGGCGACTGATTTCCCTAGTATGTGTTGTACTTTATTATACGATTCAACGCTAATAATCGCGGGGTGATTTCCTTTGTATATTTTTCCACGGTAACTGTTATACCCCGCATATATCGGACGGGTCAATATTTTGCGAACACTCTCAGCGGTTTGAACTTTACCGCGTTTGCCCGTATACCCTTTGAGCCTGCAAAGTTCGGCCACGGCGGATAGGTTTTTGTATTCAAGATATTTTTTGAATACGTACCGCACTCGTTCGGCCTCGCGTTCATTAATTCTGAGGCTGTCTTTTCCGTCAAGATCGTAGCCTAAAACATCGTGGCATGTTCGTTTACCCTGTGCGGCGCGTTCTCCCATTGCGGCGCTTACGCGCTCTGCTGTCAATTCCCGTTCTAGTTGGGCGAACACACCGCAGACCCCCACCATCGCTCGGCCCATTGCGGTGCCCGTATCAAACGACTCGGTCAAGCTGACGAAAGTTATACTACATTTTTGCAGCACGCCCAGTGTATCATAGAGATCAGCTACGGAACGGGTAAACCGGCTCAAAGACCAAACTACGACAAGATTAAAACATTTATTTTCAATGTCTTTTAAGAGCCGCTTCATACCAGGACGATGCTCTATATCCTTTCCGCTAATTCCTTCATCGGCATAAACAAAATAGACACCATACCCGTGATCCTCGCACCATTTTCGCAGAGCCCTTTCTTGTGCCGACAGAGAATACCCCTCCCGCGCTTGATCAAGCGTCGATACCCTTATGTAGATAGCTGCTTTTTTGCGCATATTCTTGCCTCCATAGGCCGGGCCGTGCTATAATAAACACGGCCCGGTTTTGTGTGTTTACTTGCCGGCCGCTTCGCCGTTGTCCTGTTCCCGCAGGGCAGCGGCATTTTTAATTGCGTGGATGCCAGTTGTGTCGATCAAAACCGGCTGGTTGTTGTAGCCAGCGGTTAAAATGCAGTGCTCTCCGGCGGTGTTGTAGATGGCACTACTGCCGTCAACACACTCCGCGACCTCAAAGCCATCGGGGAGGATATATTCTTCCGGGTCGTACCAGATGCGGCTGATATTCTGCGGCTCATCCAGGGTAAAAGCATCCTGCCTTCCGAACTGACACCGTGACTCAGATGTACAGCGGTAGATGGTGACTGTTTTGATTTCTTTCATTTTGGTTCCCTCCTGTTAATTAAAATAAAAATTGGTGCCATTGTTTAATCGGCACTCTGAATACGTGCCTAAGCTACAGCTAAAGTCGCGGAAGATACACGGCGGGACGCTGTTCCGTTTAACTACGGAGGCCGAATATCCTTTATTCGTCAACCTCGCAATGTGCTTTTTTACCTCGCGAAGAGGGGATAAATCGTAAAACGCGCCATCTTCTCCAATTACTTTGACAAAGCGGTATGAGGACGGAATGCGATCTGTGCTGAGACTGATTATATTTCCTTTCATTTTTGATTCCTCCGTTTCTCTTTTGGTCTATCTATATTATAGCACTTAACTTTGTGCGAAGCAATTGACGTATGGCACAAAGTTAAGTGCTTTAAAGTGTACAAAATGCACTTGATTTTGTGCTGAACATTTGATAAGATAATATAGAGGTGATCAAGTGATTAAATACGATAAACTATTTATGCTCTTAAAGGATAAAGGATACAGTGCAACCCGCATAAGAGATGAAAAACTGATTGGGCAGGGTACATTAACCGCATTGCGAAGGCACACCGGCGGTCTGGACGCGAAGACAATAAATAAATTATGTCGGGTTTTGCAGTGTCAGCCTGGCGATCTAATGGAATATGTAGATGAAGAAAATCCCCCCGATAAGCCATAACGGCCTGTCAGGGGGATTTTTTATTTTTGCGCATATCCGCAGCATCTGAGAGCAGCTTTAATATTTTAGTATCAAAATCATCAGGTACCGGGTACATCTTTTTTAGGTCTTTGTCCGGGGGCAAATTTTTGAGGCTGTCGTCTATTATCTCATCCTTGTGTTTTTGCAAAAGTTCTTTTAATTCTTGCTCTGACAGGGCCATGATAGTATCACCGCCAATCTACGGGTATTATGCCCGGCGGGCAAAGAGGATAACCAAAAGATTATTGTTCACCCACTGGCTCCGGGGCGAGACTCTCCGCAATTTTGATCAGATCGTCCTTGCTCACATCCGGATCATAGCACGTTACTCGGTAAAAATTTAATCCGTCAGACCAGCCCAGCATTTGGCGCTCACCTTTACGGCTATAAGTGGATTTGTCCCCGTTAATGTAGACATATCCGACCTCATCGCCGGAATGATCATACTTTAGGTTGCCTCTTTGGTAATGACTTATTTTTATCTCTAGTTTTTCATCCCCGCCACGGTAATATGTTTGGTGCGCCAAACGGTGCAGATCATTTACATCTCGTTCCGCTAATTCATATCCGTCTGGCATGTACGCGGGAGAGTATACCGCAAATTTTGGTAGCTCGTCCTCCGGTAGCATGCCAGCGGTAACATGTTCGCCCGGCCAAATGCCTCCAATTAAGTCAATAAACCACTCACGTGCAGCGGATACTGTCATAATTGTCATTGCGGCTGCAAGGAGGGCGGCGATAAGAGCAATTGCGACGCGCTTGCCAACCCGAGCCGCAATTATATGCGGTTTATATGATTGATCATATCTATGTAAGGCCATATCAAAGGCTTGCTGCTCTTTTTTTAGGTGCGGATATTTTATATCCTCCGCGCCCATCATAAGCGCAGCGGAATTGACCTCAACTATCCGGTTAATAATATTTCCCCATTGCTCTTCTGTGAAATCCATTTGTTCGCCTCCTAAACAATATCATCAGGATTCAAATTATGTATACGTACATAATTTTTTAATTTCTCAATCCCTCGTGACCGCAAATGTCTTACATTGGCAGGGGTAGTATGCAGGCGTTCTGCGATCTCGTCATCGTCTTTTTGCTTGATATATGTAAGCTCCAAAGCATCCCGGTAGCGTTCCGGCAAATTGTTAAACAATATGCTTATATCGATGATCCACTCGTTAAAACCCTCGGGCCTGATCTCTTGTATATCATCGCAGTCGTCGAGAGAGATTATTTCCGGATGGCGTTTTCTTTTTTTATAAATAAGCCGGGCCGCATCGTGGGTGTAATCAAATATTTTATGACGGATAAAGGACTCGTCGGCGTTTGCTGGGTCTGCATATATCTCGTCCGCCCTCTCTATAAATTTTTGCATACCGGCCATTGCAGCATCTTCGGCATCCTGCCGATTCCCAAGCATCTTATAAGCCGCCCTGATAAGTGACTGCTTGTATTTATTGTGTACTTCGATAATTTTCTGGGTGTGTTTTTTATTATCATCTGATGGACCTACCAATAATATCCACATAAAAAATCCCCTTTATATGACAAGATTTTAAAATCTTATCACACAAAAAGGGGATTGTAGGCTGGGAATATATTCTTTAAATTAATTATATAGAAATCTAAGCGCACGCGGAAAGATATTGTACGTAATCTTTTAGCGAGTCTCTATAAATCAGTAGTGGTCGCCACTGGTTGCAGACCTCCGCAACCAGCTATATGTACGCCTACGTTTACGGTGAATGAACCGTCGACGTGGGCGTATATTTTTGTTACAAGCTGCTTGATGGCGGCGCGTGGATCTGCCGGTAAGGTTTCCAGCGCCTCATTGAGCAGCTTTTCTATTTTATCGCCGCTGACGGGTTGGCGATTGGATTGCGTGCGCCAAATAATATCCTCCAGCTCAGACTTACGCAGGCGAAGCTTGTCCATTTCATCTTGCAATTCCGGGTAGTTGATGCCGGATAAAATCGCTTTTGTGCCGTTGCTGATTTTGGCGATGACACCGTTCAGTTCACGCCGCTCCGCGGTCAGATCAGGGCTGGCAGAATTCACTTGATCGGCAATTTTCCTGGAAGTCTCCGCAAAGTCAGTCTCAAGCAAGAACGCCTGCAATTGCTGAATCACAAAAGCTTCAATTTCGTTGGCACTGATATTTTTTACTGTACAGGTGTGTGTACGGTATTTGTTGCCGCAAATATAGCTTCTGGTTTGGTATCCTTTTGAGTTGGTGGAGCAGTGGCCAACGTAGGTACTGCCGCAGGCTTCACACTCAATTAGACCAGAAAGCAAGTATTCCTGTTTTGCTTTGTTGCTGGCGCGTCTCTTGTTATCGCTCATTCTTTTTTGCACCTCGTTCCAAGTTTTTTCATCGATGATTGGTGGGATAACCCCTTCTATTCGTACTGCATCGGGGTTCGGAGTTCCACCGGCCCATTTTCTCATCAGCTTACAGCGGCGCTTGAGCCATGTGTATACGCCTATGTATCTCTCGTTGCGCAGGATGCTTGATAAGCTGTTTTTGCCTAAAGCACTACCCCGTTTACCATTTATGCCTTTTACAGCCTCTAAGATCGCGCTGTAGCCTTTTCCAGCGGCGTACAGTTCAAATATTTTTCGGACAGCGGCAGCCTCTGCGTTGTTGATGATGTATTTACCATCCACAATATCGTATCCAAGCGGTGGGACGCCGCCGCAGAATAGGCCTTTTTTTGCGCGCACGGTGGTTCCGGCAATGGATTTGACCCGCGTGTCAAGTACCTGGTGCTCACCTAATCCGACCGTGATCAGCTCCACGAGGAAATCATTTGGATTTGTCACGTCTCCCAGTTCTTGTGTAGCAGAGATCACCTGCACGCCAAGCCGGGCCATCTGCTTTCGGAAGGCGAACCAGTCACCGACGTCACGGGAGCCGCGGCTGATGTCGTAGATGACAACGGCGTCGAATTCACCCCGAGCCGCCGCCGCGACCATATCTATGAAGCCAGCACGGTCCATGTTGGTTCCGCTCTGTCCTTCATCGCTGTAGTAAGAGACCACCTGTATCCGGTTTTGATGGCAATATTCTTTTATTTTATTAAATTGGTACTCTATGCTGTTTTCCGTCTGTCGGTTTGTGCTGTAACGGGCATATGCCGCAGCCCGAAGCGGTTTGGATGCTGGACCGTAAAAGCTCATTTTTTGTCCTCCAATCATTGACGACGAAAAGCCAAGCAGGTATAATAAGCATGTTTCGTTATTACTGCCTGTTGGTCTTACCCGCCAACAGTCTCTCATGCCTGATCTGGTTACCGCCAGGTCAGGCATTTCCTTTGCCGCTTCATCCTGTTGGCGCAGGGTGAAGCGGTTTTTTGTTATCGGAATAAAAAGTATTTATTTATTCTGTACAATAAAATAGATGGTCGATTTGTTTCACATGTGAAATTTTTATAAAATTTCTAAAGCTTCTTGTCACAAAACGCTACTTAAAAGAGGTTATATTGGGTGGAAGATTGTATTGATGCGGCCGGTCGGTACTCTTCCAATACAAAATAAGGAGGAAGAGGCAATGGTTTATTTAAATGGCTGGTAACTAAAGCATTAATATTTGGATAATGGGAGGGTTACATATGAAAAATTTACGCAGAATTTATATGCTTCTGCATACATCATCCAGCGGTCCGAGCCTCATCCAATTGTCCATCCGCGAAGCGCGGAAAAGTAGCGTCCAAAATCTGAATGATTCCAGCGAGGACCTGAACTTGAGTGTCGGTAAAATCCTCACCTTCACGAAGGTATCCAAGAGTGACCATCGCTTTGCAAAATAATTGAAATTCTTCTTCATCGAAATCCTCCGTCTCCGGTTCTTCCGGGTCGGGGGATTTTTTTAGTTCTTCTCCACCGTTTAATCTTTCTAAGCTGACTCCTAACCCTTTTGATAATTTAAATGCGACTTCAAGGGCTACACTTTTTTGGAACCTGGTAATTATTCCTCTAACTGTTGAGTCTGGCAAATTGCATATCCTGGCTGTTTCGGCAATTGATAAATTCTTTTCATTCATTATTTCACGTAGAGTTTCGTGAACTGGTTTGTTCATGTATTAAAGCCTCCTTTTCTTGCATTATATCACAGAAATCACTCAATGCAAGAAAAAGTTCAAATTTTATATTGACTTTTTCGCTCGTTGAGTTATAATAAAACCAATAAATCGCTCGATGAGTGAAAGGAGGGTTGAAAATGCCAGCTACAAATAAAATAGCGTTTGAAAATCTTAGGGCTGAAATGGGAAGAAAGCAATTAACTATTGGTAGTATAGCAAATTCTATTGGTATGAAGAGAGAAACTTTGGGGCGTAAGCTATCACGTGAATCTCCGTTAAAACTCAACGAAGCCTTTTTAATTGTACAAAAATGTTTTCCAGAAAAAGAAGTTGAATATATTTTTGAAGAAGCTTGTTCGGAAGTAAAAGACAATCAGAGGCCTACATAAGAAAAGCCGCCCAGTTAAGGGCGGCGGAATAGTTAATCAATAACATTTGAGACAAGAAATACATCAACCGACATTAAGCTTTTCCCGCAATGCGTCCTGTAATACTTGGGAAAAGTTCATGCCTTTTTCCAAAGCGGCGGCATTGAGCCATGCGGGGAGCGTTACAGTACGGTTTACGGAACGGTTTACCTGTGCTAAACGGATTGACGGCATATAAACGTCAATCAATGCCGTGCGTTCATTTTCTCTTGCCTGTACCTGTGTAAGTGGTGTGGGAGTAGGAATTTCTTCACCGTCTTCCTCCAGACCATACATGACGCAGCCCAACAGTTCCCGAGCAGAGATTAAAGCGTCGTCGTCATTGATCCCGCTGGTGGCGGCGTTCAAATCCGGGAAAACAACTGCGATCTCCTGTCCAGCTTCATAAGTGAAAACTGCGGGATAAAAGTAACGTTCAGGCTTTTTCATTCAGAAGTAACCTCCTTTATTAAAGTTGTCAGGGAGGGGGTCGGGGCTATCTGAACTTTAGCCCCGACTGGTCTTCAATGCGATCAAGCGTTGGGCGGGGAATATCTTTGTCAGGATGTTTAACTGTTGTCCGTCCCTTTTTGGTTGGATGTTTAAATTGATGGTGGCTTCCAACCACGTTTACTTCATACCAACCATCTGCTTTCAGCATTTTAATGACCTCCCGTGAAGAATAACTTTTCATGTGTTGTTCCCTCCTGACAATCTTATAATAACACATATAAAAGTATTTGTCAATGGGTTTAGCAAATATTTTTATATGTGTAGAAAAGGTGCACGTTTTAGCTCTCGATAGCGGCGAGGAGGTGAGGGATTGGAGAGAGAACAGATAACGATTCGCCTGTCGGCTGAGTTGTTGAAGACACTCAGACAGGAAGCAGATAGGCGAGGGTACCCAACCAAAGATTTAATCATGTTTATTTTAAACGACTGGCTGAATTCTCAAAACTCTCCATTGGCATTCAAGTAGAATTCGACTGCTTGCTCAATCTCTTTGGCGACGGAACGTCGATGCGCTTTTGCTGATGTTGAAATGCGCTCAAACAGATCAATTTCCATTCTCAGAGTAAATCTTTTATCTGTTTCCTTTGTAAAACCATCATTTGCAGACATATACGAACCTCCTTTTGACGTCTAATTGACGTTTTAATAATAGCAAATATTGCAGACAAAAGCAAATATGACTATTGACGTCAAATAGATGACATGATACAATTAATAAGGAGGTGACGTCAAACAAATGACAAAAGATGATAGAGTGAGGTTTACATTCCGAATTCCTGAAAAAACATTTCACCAATTGAAGGAAGAAGCTAGATGCATGGGAGTATCTACAAATGCTCTCATTCTGCAAATATTGTGGGAGTGGGCAAACAAACAGAAAACCGCATAGAAAAAGCCGCCCGAAGGCAGCGGGGAGGTAGTAAAAATATCTGAATTTGAAATTGTCAGATTAGTTTTGGCTGTCACAGCATCCTACAAAATAAAAAAGGAGGCGATCCCATGCCGGATCAGATCAAGGGAAAATTAGTGATTGATGAAGATGCTGTACCTCTTACGCCGGACACGCTGGTACGTGCGCTGTTTGGCATGCCGCTTGACCGGTTGGCCAGAGAAATCCGTGAAAATAGAGGTGGAAAGTACGATTGTCTGTACAGCGACGAGTGAAAGGAGGACAAGCCATGAACAAAGACAGCCCATACATAAAGCACAGCAGGCTGGGTGTGATCCTGTTTGTTGCCGGCCTGACCGGAGCATTTCTCACAGCCATGGCGTCGGACAGCGGTATGTTGACCATCTGGCAAGTGCTGATCCTAGCGACGGCAGAGAGTCTGGCCATGGGGATTGGCGGGTTGCTGCGTGATAAAGATTCACAGAATGGAGGTCGAGAAAAACAAAAATGAAAAGTTGTATGGAGAGAATGAAGGAGAATCACACAGACGAGAAAATCGCTTCGTTTCGGGTAAAACAGAAACTACCGTATGAAGCAAAAATAAACTATGCATACACACGCGCATGGGAGTTCTACAACGAGTGTGGCAAGCGAGGACTGAACTGTCATGTATCCGTAGGTGGTCTGGACAGCATTACTTTGCTGTTGTTTTTGCGGTCCATTGGGATAGATGTTCCAGCGGTTTCGGTATCGACCCTGGAGGACAAGAGCATTCAGGCCATACATAAAACATTGGGAATCATCTCGCTGAAACCTTTAAAGAGCAAAACACAAGTTCTGCAGGAATGCGGGTTCCCGGTACTGTCTAAAGAAACGGCGTCGAAGATCGAGCTGCTACAAAATCCATCTCCAAAGAATGCCACAGTCCGGCATGCAATCATCACAGGAGAAACCGGAGCATACGGAGGAAACCGGACAGGCACCCGGATGAAGATGGCTCAGAAATGGCTGGAACTGTTTGCAGGAGGTGAAAATGAACGGGAGGATGTGCAATATCAATGTGCGCCGTTTAAAGTATCCGCCAAGTGTTGCTATTACCTCAAAGAGAAGCCATGTGATGACTGGGCGAAAGAACACAACAGTGTACCGTATCTGGGTCTCATGGCGTCCGAAGGAGGTCGCCGCCAAAAGTCGCTCATGATGAATGGATGCAACTACTTTGGAAAGACAGCGATACGGTCAGCGCCATTTGCGATATTTGACCGCCAAGATCTGTTGCAGCTTGCCCTTGACCTGGATGTACCTGTTCCAGAGGTATACGGCACCATAGAATGCCAAGCAGATGGCACGCTTTACACAACAAGAGCACAGAGGACAGGCTGCTCCATGTGCGGGTTTGGAATCCAGCTCGAAAAGAGACCGCATCGATTTGACCGGCTCTACGAAGACAACCCGAAAGAATGGAATTTTTGGATGCACCGATGTGTGAAAGATCCAGTTACAAATGAAGTATATGGGTGGGGTAGGGTGCTGGACTACATAGGGGTACATTGGACACAGGGATCATTACAAACAGATCTGGACTTGCAAGCAGGGAAAACTGCCAGCAGAAAGAAAGGATGACGAAGACTTGAGATTGCGAGAATATCCATTGGGGAACCGCAATATTGTAGGTGCCCGTGTTACGGAAGCACGCCGCCGTGTGAACATGCCTCAAAGAGTCTTACTTGCAAAAATGCAGGTCAAAGGCATAGAACTGAACACATCCGGTTTATCCAAATTGGAAGGGCAGCACCGGTATGTTATGGATTTTGAACTTGCGGCGCTGGCTGATATTTTGGATGTAAAAGTGGATTGGCTTCTGGGAAGAAACGATTACATAAAGGGGAAATAGAAGATGCAGAAGAGCAAAAAAGAAGCCGCTCCGGGCGTTGGAAGCACCCAGAGCGGCAAAATGAAATGCGACAACATTTCTAATCAAAGTGTAGAGCAAAACAGCGAGGATGTCAAGGCGTTGGAAATGGTAAAGGAATTGGTTTGGTTAAAAGAAAACGTGGAAAAGCGGTATACCGCCGGCAAGGTGGATTCTTGCTATGCGTATACCTATGACGATGATAACGGCGCTCAGGCCAGTGTTTCCTTTACATGTGCGGGAGAACTGTACACCCTGACTTTGCATCATGAGGTCTGAGAGATGGAACAAAACGAGAAGACAGAAATACGCCTTTTATACCGACAGCGTCAGTTTGCAGTAGCTCAGCGTGGAGACTGGTTTCTATTTATCCGGGACCTGCAACGAACACCGGACGGAAAATGGGAATTTACAAATGCGATAGAGTCGTTAAATCCTTTGCCAATCTGGGATACATACCGCGGCATGGCGGATGCCGACGCGGAAAGAAGGATCCGAGAATGGCTGAAAGAACACGGATGCAACCAAACAACAGGAGAACCGCTTCCATATGCACCCCGGAGGGCGGAGCCAGGGGAAATTGTATAGGACAACCTTTTTAAGGCAGGAAGGATGGAACATGCCCAGGAAAGAGAACAGAGACCGAATATATACCAGCCAGAAAGAAGCGTGCGAGAACTGTCAATGCCATAGCTGCACAAAGCAGGAGACCTGCCGGCTACATCATCCAATTTTGCCGGGGATGGGTAGAGACACGCTGCCGTATCCCTGCCAGAGCTGCGGTCAGGACGGAGCTTATCGGCCCTTTGTACCCAGGACAGCGGTGGCAATCTGCCAGATGTACATAACGCCATCTGCGCACAAATATAACAAATGGGATTCGTGATGAAGCCGCCGTATGACAATACCGTCTGTCCCATCTGCGATAAGACCGTGAACGAAGTACGTGTCTGGTCCCATTGTCCCATGCTTTGCGCCATGGTTTGTATGGACCATTGCTATAAAGACTGTCCATTTTTGGACAAGTGGTCCGCACATTGCAGGTATGATGTTATACCGATGAAGACGGACAACAGATGAATAAAAATAAAAATCACCCATCGACATGAGGCCCGGCAGCCGTCGATGGGTGAAGCATTACCCGGATAGTATCCAGAGCAAATATATTGTACACCATTTGTTCCCTGGGTATTATCCCAACAGGCAAAAGTCCGGGCCTTTTCTGCCTTGGTTGAAGTATTAACATTACGGGCATGTCCGGGAGAGGGAGGAAGAGCGGTGTACCTGAAGAAGACCTGCAAAGCTGGAATCACCATAGAAGTACACAAGAGCTATTCCGCCCGGTATGGCCGAAACATCCCACGGGGAAACCGGGAAAGCCGCACACCGGAGGCGATGAAGAAATACAACGAGAAGATGGCGTGGAGAAAGCTCACCCGGCAGATCAATGCAAACTTTTTCCCCGGGGATCTTTTTCTGACCTGTACCTACCGGAAGGAGGAGCGCCCGGATCCACAGCGGGCGAAGCGGAACGTGGAGAATTTCCTGGACCGTGTACGCAGGCGCTTCAAAAGAGCAGGGGTAGAGTTTAAATACATTCAGGTAACAGCCTATGGAAAAAAGGGCGCGCCCCATCATCACGTGATTATCCCTGCATTTGATTACCGGATCGTTGCAGCATGTTGGCCGCACGGAGCCATGCGGTTTACAGGCTTGTATCCGAATGGAGAATACTCTGCCCTTGCCTGGTATCTCATGGGACAGTCTCACCTGTCGCCAAACGGAGAAGAGAGCATCCCAGGGAACCGGTGGTCCGGAAGCCGGAATCTTATCAAGCCGGTAGAGAAGATACAGGAAGTGGACGCCCGGGAATGGCGTGAGGAACCTAAGCCCATAAAGGGCTATTACATAGATCCGAATTCTGTAGAGAACGGGATTTCGCCGGTTACGGGGATTCCATATCAGTTCTACAGGATGATTCAACTGCGCCCATTTGAGAAAGGAAGGTCAAAGAATGCAAAACGATCCGCGAAAGATGCAACAGCAATGGCAAGGTACGGTTAACAATGCGCAAGGGCATCTCTTTGAAGACGAGATCAAAACAGCCTGTAAGCAATACAAAGCACAGCGGCGCGCAAAGATCGACAAGATACCGGAGCCGTTCCGAGTGACGAAGAAGCACGGAAGCGGACTCTTCACCGGCCGGTTTACTGCGGCCGCAGAACCGGACTATCAGGGGACGCTGGCAGGCGGCCGGTCCATTGTGTTTGAAGCCAAGTACACAACCACAGAGCGCATGCATCGGAACGTTCTGACGCAGGAGCAGCTGAACGCGCTGGAAGACCATGCGGGAATGGGCGCAATCGCAGCGGTATGCGTTGGAATCCGTGACCGCTTCTTTTTCGTGCCGTGGGTGGTGTGGCGCGATATGAAGGAGTTTTTTGGGAGAAAGTACGTTACAGCGGAAGACCTACAGCATTATCGCGTCAAGTTTAATGGTGCCGTGCTCTTTTTGGATTACTTACGATAAAGGAACGGGAGGGGGCATGTTGCAAAAAAGTGTAAAGCTGGAACGGGGAATCTATAAACGTTGTAAAGCGACGGCGGAGGACTATTATAACCTTTTAAGGCGAAGAAAAGAGATAGAGGAAGAAGTGATCCTGGCGGGCAAAAATCCCTCTGATGGAATGCCGCATGGCGGAACCAGCGATGACGAAACAGCGCGCAAAGCGGAACGGTTGATTGCCCGAAAGCGCCATTTGGATGATCTTATCAAGGCTGTTGAATTGGCATGGAGCTTTGCCAGGGACGATACAGAAAAGGAATTTATCAGATTAAATCTGTTCAGCCATGTTCCGATGAATCACATAAAACTGCCGATGTCATTGCGTACCATGAAACGCTGCCGCCAGAAGTTTCTCATCAATTTAGCTGCAAATTTATTTGAAATATAAAGGTTGGCCCCATTTGCGTCAAAAACTGTTATAAAATAGTATTGTCAAGATACGTCAAAAAGACATATTTAACTTCTTCATGCTCTTCCTCTCCTCTGGCGCCCTGTTTTTACAGGGCGCTATTTGTTTACCTGAAAGGGGCCATTGCGGTGGATTACAGGAATGTGATAGCAGAATATGAAGCTGAAATAGCACTGATGGATGATAAATTATCGAAACTGAAGACCGGCCGCCAAGATGTGAACGCTTACATCATGCAGCTCATTTGTATGCGAGGAGATTTGTGCCAGCAACTCCATGAAGCGAGAGCTGCTGCAAGCAGAGGACGGCCTCCGGATTGAGGTGACCAGCAATGGCATTAAAAGCAAAACAAAAGCGATTTATTGAAGAATACCTTGTTGATTTAAATGCAACGCAGGCGGCAATCCGAGCTGGATATTCTCCGGAATCCGCCGGATCAATCGGAAGTGAAAACCTGAAAAAACCTGAAATCCGCGCGCGCATAGACCGTGCTATGGCCGAGAGGTCGAAGCGGACCGGGATCAACGCCGACCGCGTCCTTCGGGAACTGGGGCGGATCGCCTTCGTCGACCCTTCCCAGGTGATAGATCTGAACACGGCGGAAGTGAAGCCGGACGCAAGCAAGGATGACCTGGCCACAATCGCCGGAATAAAGGTCAAATATGTCCCACACAAGGACTTCGACGAAGACGGGGAACCGATCATTGAACAGGCCATAGAACGCGAAATCCGTTTGGTTGACAAGTTGAAGGCCTTGGAACTGTGCGGAAAGCACTTGGGGATGTTAAAGGACAATCAGGAAAGCGTGGCGCCTGTGACGGTGGTGATCAACTATGACTATGGCGACAACGATTGAGTTCAGAGCCGCCGCCCAGTTTAACCCGATCTTCCGCCCCGTGAACGAATGGCGCGGCCGCTATCGCATTTTGAAGGGGTCTGCCGGTTCTGGCAAGTCTGTGAATATCGCCCAGGATTATGTCGCTAAGCTGTCCGATCCCCGCTATACCGGCGCGAACCTTCTTGTCGTCAGGAAGATCGAGGAAACCAATCGCGATAGCACCTTTGCAGAGTTACAGGCCGCGATCTACCGAATGTTCGGCCCTTATGCCGAACGCTTCTGGAAAGTCAACCTGAGCCCCTTGACCTTGGAATGTAAGATCACCGGGAATAGAGTCATCTTCCGAGGCGTGAAGGATCAGCGCCAGCGGGAGAAGGTGAAGTCGATCACCTTCAAGAACGGAAAACTGGTCTGGATATGGTGTGAAGAAGCGACAGAACTTCTTCCCGAAGACGTTGACATTCTGGACGACCGCCTTCGTGGCGATCTGTCCAAACTGAACCCGAATCTGTATTACCAGATCACAATGACCTTCAATCCGGTCAGCGCGACACACTGGATCAAGGTCCGTTACTTCGACAAGGCTGATCCGGACGTCCTGACCCACCATTCCACCTATCAGTCGAATCGGTTCATAGACCCGGCCTATTCCCGCCGTATGGAGCGCCGGAAGGTTGAAGACCCGGAAGGGTATCGCGTCTATGGCTTGGGCGAATGGGGTGAGCTTGGCGGTTTGATCCTGACGAAATTCGAAGTACATGATTTCCCGACCGGCCGCGACTTCTTTGACGGTTTCTACTATGGCCAGGACTTCGGCTATAATCATGCCGACGCGATTCTGGGGATCGGCTGGAAGGACGGAGAAATATACGTCACTTCCGAAGTGTACGTCTTCGAGAAGGACACCGAAGAAATAATCGGACTTGCCCGGAAGGCCCAGGTTGACCCGTGCGTGGAAATGTTCTGTGACAGCGCCGAGCCGGACCGGATCAAGACTTGGCAGAAGGCTGGCTTTCGCGCCCGGCCCGTGAAGAAAGAACCTGGAAGTGTGAAGGCCCAGATTGATTTTTTGAAAGGCCGGAAAATTCATATTCACCCTTCATGTGTGAACACCTTGAAGGAAGTCCAACAATGGAAATGGAAAAAAGACCCGACCACGGGCCTTTATATCGACGAACCAGTCGAGTTCATGGACGACGCTATGGCGGCCCTTCGCTATGGAGTAGAGCGTCCACGACGCGGTTCTTCTATCACAGTTTTGAAATGAGGTAGCACGAATGGAACTGTCCGTCATGGACCGGATCAACCTGCTCCTGTCCGATCCTGAAAAAGTACCTATGACTTTGGCCCAGATCGTCAGCGAAGAAATTCGGGAGTTCAAACGGTCAGAGCAATATAAAATCATGCTGGAAGGCGAACAGTATTACAGAAATCGTTCTTCTGTTCAAGCTAAAACTAACGACGTTGCCAACCGTTCGAACGCTAAGATCGAACGACCAATACTGAAAAAGCTGATCGACCAGAAGGCGAACTATCTTTTGTCAAAGCCCTGGACCGTGGACACCGAAAGCGAAACCTACGGCGCCGCGCTGAACGAGGTCTTCGACCAGACCTTCCGTCGGAAGATCAAGAGCCTGGGAAAAGGCGCGGTCATGTCCGGGATCGCCTGGATTCAACCATACTTCGACGACGACGGGACCCTGGCCTTCATGCGCGTCCCGTCGACAGAGGTCGTCCCGCTGTGGCGGGATTCAGAGCGAACGAAGCTGGACGCCTTCATTCGCTTCTACGACCAGATCATCTATATTGGGACCAGGAAGCACACGATCACACACGCCGAATTTTGGTGGACCGGCGGAGTGAAGTATTTTAAGACCGACACCTTCGCCGGGTCCGGCGCCGGAGACTTCCAGGTCGACAAGGACCACGGCGACGAATCAAACGACTGGACGGAACCACACTTTACCGTCGGAAACAAGGCGTACAACTGGGAAGAAGTTCCGATCGCATGGCTAAAATACAACGAAGAAGAACTTCCCCTGTGCTACTTTGTGAAGGACCTGATCGACGACATCAACTGGCAGAACAGCGTAACGGCTGATGTCCTTCGGGACGTGGCGAAGTTCATCTATGTCCTAAAAAACTATGGCGGTCAAGATTTAGGCGAGTTTTTGAAAGAATTGAAAGAGTATCTGGCGATCAAGGTTGACGCCGACGGTGGCGTTGACAAGTTACAGGCCGATCTGAATATAGACGCCGTCATGGCCTTTCTGGATAATGAGCGCCGAGATCTGTATGACTTTGCGTCGGCCGTGGATACAAAGGACCCGAACCTGGGGAACGCCAGCGGAACTGCGATCGGATTCCGGTATATGGATCTTGACGCCGACTGTGATTCCCTGGGAACCGAACTGAAAGATACTTTCCATCGGCTGAAACTGTTCATTGACGTCTACTTCCAGATTACTGGAAAGGGCGATTTCACGAAGGACAACTTTGACGTGATCTTTAATATGGACCTTCCTGTCAACGAAACCGACGTGATTAACAACGCCCGAACCAGTGACGGTCTTCTATCCAAACGGACAATCCTCCAAAATCATCCGTGGGTCAAGGATGTCGATGAAGAACTGGATCAATTGGACGCCGAGAAAAAGAAAGCTATGGAGGACTTTGGTGTCGGCTTGTTTGACGATTCCTTGGGAGCAGGTAATGATCAGCAGACGACCCAGGAAGGCCAGAAAGGCGTCCCTGGAAAGGCTGGTGGCCTGAATGAGAAGGGATAAAGAATACTGGATCGCGCGTGCCATACAACGCGAGAACGAAGCCTATCTTCGCGGTGCTGGCCTGTCAGCAAAAATGTTTCAAGAATACGACACTGCTGCGAAGGAAATTCGGCGCCAGATAAATGATTTCTATTCAAAGTACGCCGGAAAACATGGCTTGACCTACGAACAGGCCGTCCGCCTTCTATCCCGTTCGGAGTTCCGCGAATGGAAGGCAAGCTTGGGCGACTATGTTGAGAAGATTGCCAGAGAGCCGGACCCGCGCGTTAAAGCCCTTCTGACGGTACAACTGGACGCCCTATCCACTAACAGTTCCATTTCCCGTCTTGAAGCTTTGCAAGGACAGATCGACCTGATCCTGAATGACTTGTTTGAAAAGGGCGTGGCCCAGATGAAGGCCGAGTTCGGCGATGCCTTCCAGGAAGGCTACTACAAGAAGATTTTTGATATTCAGTCCCGCGCCGGCTTCCTGAACGAGTTTGCGAAGCTGAACGAAGGCATGATTGAAAACGTCTTGTCGTATCCCTGGTCCGGGGCCATGTTTTCGGACCGCCTATGGCAAAACAAACAGGCTCTTATGTTTCACCTCCGAGAGACGATTACGCAAGGTGTCATGCAGGGAAAGAGTGTCGCAGCCATGTCGAAAGAAATGTCGGCCAAAATGGGACAGTCCTACAAGACGACTGAACGTCTGATTCGGACGGAAACCGCCCACTTCCACAGCGAAGCGGACAAAGCTGCATACAGAGCCGCCGGCGTTCAGGAATATGAGTTCGTCGCCACGCTGGACAGCCGAACAAGCGACGTTTGTGCGTCTCTGGACGGGGAGCATTTCAAACTTGAAGACGCCCAGGAGGGCGTCAACTATCCGCCCTTGCACCCAAATTGTCGATCGACCACGGTTGAATATGATCCGGACGATGCTTTGGACTGGTACAATTCCGGAAATCCCATGCCGGAGAATATGACATACGAGGAATGGTTAAAGACTCAAGATACAAGAGAGCCAAAACCGGAGTCAAAATCAGTTACAAAAAGCAACAAAATGCTTGAATCATCTCAAGACAAAGTTTATAATAATGGAATAGAAATTAGTGAAAAACAGTTTGGCAAAAAAATTGGAAAACATACTGTGGATTTTGGAATGGATCCATCAGACCCGAATAGTCGTGAGAAAATGAGAGCCATTATTCAAGATATAGTCTTAAATAGAGATGAGATTGTGCATGGAACATGGCGAGGATTAGGTGAAATACTTCCTAATGGTCAAAGAGCTGCTGGACCAGCTGATTTTATTATAAAAGGGCAGGATGTTGTTGTTGCGCAGAATGGTAAATTTGTTACTATAATTAAAAACGGATTAACAAGCAATTTGAGGATCAAAAATGCAAAGGAGAAAGGGGGATTGTAAGGTTGAAATTGACACCAGAGGATCAGTTTTTTGATCTAATACAGAAGGAGGCATTAAAGCATGGAGCCAAGTTTTTTGTATCGTGTGGAGAAGGGCATGAAATACAAACAGATCAATTTGAAGGTGAAGACTTTTCAGGCTGGTTAGTGCCTCTCGAATATGCAGAGTCTTTCCATAAGGATTGGATGACGAGTGACGATCAAATACTTGATCGCTGGGGTGAATATTTCACCTTTGCAGAATGGTCCATTCAAGGAGAAAGCATTAGAATTAATTTTGATGCGCATTAACAGTAATTATTAAGAGGAGAAGGACGGTATGGAGCTTGTTTTAAAAGGTCGATTAAAAAACTTGGTGGTAAACGAAGACGGGATACATATTCAGTATGCGAAAGCAATGATGAAAGGGGAAAAGACAATTCCATTTTCACAAGTAGTGTCGGTTCAGGTTAAAAAGCCTGGATTGATGAACGGATATATCTATTTTCAGACTGTGGGTGCAACTGGAACGAAGGCAACGATACAGGATATTTCAACAGATGATAATTCGATTGTTTTTAGCGGAAAAGATAAGTATCAGGCGGCACTGGAGATTAAAACATATGTTGAGCATGCTCAAAGAAATAATGCAGTAAGTCATGCACCACAGTCTACAGCTTCCGCTGCAGATGAGATACTGAAATTAAAAAATCTTTTGGATATGGGAGCTATTACACAAGAGGAATTTGAAACTAAAAAAAGACAGTTGTTAGAACTGTAAAAAATATGGTACAAATGTATAATTTATAGCTTTATTGTAATGAAATCAACGTCGCTAAACTATTTTTATAGGTTATAATCTGGAAAATAGGAGGAGCTTTTATGAAGGCAATCATGATTTACCGTAGTGGTCTTCCCACGCGGCCAAGTAAAGAGTTGTTCGAGTTAGAAATAGACTCGTGCGATCTTATTCTCAGCCAGATTGAACTGAAAGCTATCGGAAAAAATAAAGTTATTCAAAGTTATAGAATTCCTCTGATGAATATTGTGGAGTGTGGATTTGTAAGTGAACAAGAATTTATAGAAAAGGATAAAAATGTTATCGGTCGTGGCCTCGCGGGAGGGTTGCTATTTGGGCCAGCTGGTATGGTGCTGGGTGGAATGAGTGGTATTGGCAATAAAAAGAAAAAAACAACAGTAGGGCTATTTGTCATTACTTATTTATCTGAGAACTCCCCAGATGAATTGAGGAGCTTTGTTCTTGAAACAGGGTGGAATAGTCGGGATTTAACAAATATTAAATTTGCGAAAGAAGCTGGAAAGATATCCGCCGCAGCTACAAAATCATCTATGGTCAATACCTATTTAAATCACTATGTTGCAACAAACCAGGACGGAAGTATCACACTCTAAATTAAATGTTATAAACGAAAGCAGCTTACCGTAAGGGAGGCTGCTTTTTTATATCTTTATCTTGTTAAATTAGCCGCACCTGCCCGGCGCACAGGTGGGACCGCAAAGCGTGTGGAAGTCACGATAAAGACAGCGGAAGAAAGGAGTCACCATGATCACAGAGAGCATTAAAACCATTCTGGGGGAAGACCTGGCAAGCCAAGTCGAAACAGCCTTGAAAGGCAAGGGCAAAGACGGGAAAGATGTGGATTTGGTCGTCGGGAACGACGGAACTTTTGTCCCGGCCGATAAGTTTAACGGTGTCAACAGCGGCAAAACAAGCGCTGAAAATGCGCTGAAAGCGGCCGCTGAAGCATTAAAGGCAATCGGGGGATCTGGCGATCCCACAAAGATCGCGGACGACGTCAAGACGGCCCAGGAAACGATCGATACCCTTCGGACTACCCACCAGAAAGAGATCGCGAAAATCCAGAAGAACACAGCCCTTCGAATGGCCTTGGCTGACAAGACTCACGATCCGGCTGACATTATTTCTCTTCTGGACATTGACAAGATTGAAGTTGACGAAGCTGGCATCCTGAAAACCAACTTGGATGGTCTTCTAAAACCTTATCGGGAATCGAAGCCATACCTGTTCAAATCTCAGGAGCCGGGAAAGACCCCCGACATTAAGGGAGCGAAACCCGCTGACCCTGGCACAAAACAGGAACCGGTCGCACAGGTCGACGGCCCTGTCGTGATCTAACACTTACACACAATACACTGAAAGGAATGATATTCAATGGCAAGAACGAAAGCTATTAGCCTGATCCAGTCCGGTTCGACGAAGGTCGAGCTGTCCGAACTGTCCGGATTGGTAATTCAAAACATTCAAAAGGAAACCCTGTCTTCTGGTCTGAAGTCTCAATCCTACACCGGAAACCCCGCCAGCGGTTCCGTCGAATATCGGCGCTTCAAGAATAGCGCGTCCCAGGAGTACGGGACCGCCAGAGCCGCCGGCAAGGGAACCGCCCTGACCGTTCCTCCGACTACCGTGAATCTGAACACCCACCGCGAGATCGTGGAGGAAGCTGCGAAGTTTGACCTGGATACCTTCGGCGTCGGAAACATCATGGCCCGGCGCGCCGACAATCACGTCGATACCGTGGCCGCTGAGTTCGATACTGCCTTCTTCCAGGCCGGCTTCACCGAAGGGACTGCCTTCACCACGTCCGAAACCGATGCCGGAAAGATCACCGAAGCCCTGATCCAGAGCCTTGAAACCGTGAAGAACGACTATGTTCGCGGCGTTCCCCGTAATATTATGCGCCTGATCCTGTCCCCGAACTTCTATGGGAATATGCGGGACTACCTGGACAAGACCGTCCATAACGCGAACGTGGACACCGCCGCCGAGGATTTCACCACCTTCCACGGCGTCCGCGTCTATTCCAGCGTCTTTCTTCCCACGGACGCGAAAGCGATCATTATGATTGAAGGCGCGATCGCACAACCTGCAGTCATTTATCCCTACAAGGACCCGGAGAAGATTCCCCTGTCGAACGACTATGGAATTTCTATGTTCTACGACTACGGGACGAAGGTCCTGACCCCCGACCTGGTGTTTACTTACTCCAACCCCAGTGCGTAAAGGAGGGGCCGGCATGAAGTTCAAGAATAAACAAACCGGTGTGATCCTGGAACCCCGAAGCGAAATAGTCCTAGAGCAGCTTTGTAAAAGCGACGACTTCGCCCCCTGTGACGGTCCTGACGGCGCCCAAGGCGGTGAAAAGTCCCTTGCGAAGCTGAACAAGGACGACCTTCTGAAAGTTGCCCAGGAAGCCGCTATCGCGGTTCCTGACGGCGCCACAAAGGCCGATATTGTCAAGCTGATCCAGGACAAAGCCACCGAGTAATTTGAAGGTCACTGAAAGGTGGTGGAAACGTGCTTGATCAGATTCTTTCTGCTCTGGACGGCCTGACAGACCTTGAACGCGCGGAAGTCCTTTGTGTGCTTATGGCGCAGAACGACCGCTTGTCGAAGGTCAAGGCTCTTCTAGGGATCACTGGGACGGACCAAGATGACCTTCTTCTGTTCGTGGTCCAGACGACCGAAGAAATGGTCCTGGCCTATATCAACCAGGACACGCTTCCGGCGCCGCTTGAAAAGGTCCTGGTCGTCATGTGCGTCAGCTATTACAAGGCCGCCGGCCTGGGGACCACCCAGGCGGCCGTCGGCCCAGTCTCGTCTATAAAGCGCGGGGATGTCCAGACATCCTTTGCCAATGCTTCCGGTGCTTCCGGATCGGCGTCAACCTTCAACTTAGGCGCAGACGGCCAGGACTTCTTCGGATGGCGAACCGTCCTGAACAACTTCCGAAAATTAAGGTGGTGATCGTATGGTTGGAAACCCCACCGCCGAGCGCGCGGCGATCGAAATGACTTACGAAGACACCGCCAGCGTGTCCAGAACTGAACCTGTGACCGGGGCGAATAACATCACGAAGACTGCCCTGGTCGTGAAATACAGTGAAATCATTTGCGCGCTGTCGTACACAGGAAGCGACAAGAGCAATCAGACGAAGGCACAGAACGAAGTCGAATATGACGCCGTGATCTTCGCCGCGCCTGATCTTCTGGTCCTTCCTGGCGACAGTGTAATTCTGAAACGGTTTGGCCGCGATGACCCTTCCAGTCAGCTTCTTCTGATGTTCGAGGTCGTCGGCCGGCCGGCCATGTATGCCACACACCAGGAAATCAGAGTAAAGGACGGTGATCTGGCGTGAGCATTGACAGACGTAGCATGGATGCCTTTGGGATACAGCTGGAAACCTTGAAAAAGGACATTCCCGAAATTATGGATGAACTGATCGTGGGTGAAGGGGTATACGCCGTGAAACAGGCGCGACTGATTTGCAAAAATGACGCACCTGATATTGTCAACACTGGCGACTATCGCCGAAACTTTGATGCTGATACAAGAGCTATTTGCACAGGACAGACATACAGAATCAGCGTTTACAACAACCTGGACTATGCAAAACCCCTTGAATATGGATTCCGAAGTCACTTTGTTCCTGGACACTGGGAAGGGAATGTCTTTGTCCATATTCCAAACGATCCGGAAGGCGGAATGTTTGTTGGGCCGAAGAACGGATATGTGAGGGGCCATTTTACCCTTCGACGTGCGGTAAAGCGAACCAAAGATACCCAGGTTGCCCGTCTGAATCGGAAAATGAACCGATTGATTCGTGAACGCCTGGAAGGAAAGAAGGCGACGACGTGACGCTAAATAATATCCTGGAATCCGTCGCGAAGAAGCTGTCCGGAATCTGGCCCGGCCGGAAGGTCTACGTCGGAGAAATCCCAAAGGACTCCAATGGCCAGTTCTTCGTCGGGATCATTGAGTCGGGACAAGAAAAGCACCTGGACCGACGCTGGAAACGGAGCGTCCAGATCGAAGTTTTGTACTTCCTGAAATCGAAGGACACTATGGACTTCAACGACTGGGCGGAAGAAATGTATGACCATTTTGAAACCCTGGATGTCAAGGAGACTGGCGACAAGAGGCGAACAATCCGTCTGACAAACCAAAAGGCCCGGCCGAATACGAACACGCGTGTCTTTCAATTTATGTTTGATGCGGACTTTTTCTTTGTTGTGACACCGTTGGAAGTTCCCTTCATGGAAGTTTTAAATCAATCGGAGGTTTTGAAGTAATGACACAGGAAATGAAACAGCCGGCGAAGAAGCCGGCCGGGGCGTGCCAATCGCCGGAACCGACATTTACGAAAAGCCAACTGGTCAAAAGTAAAACGTTGGGCCTTCCCAAGGATGCCATTATGGTTGTACTGGAAGACGGGAAGCTCTATACAAAGGACCAGGCTGAAAGCCTGGTCATTGATTTTCTGGAAAGGAAGGTGTAAATCATGCCTATTGGCGGCGGAACATTTACCGTACAAAACAAGATTCTACCCGGTGCCTATGTCAATTTTGTTGCTCTTGGGAGTGTGGCTAAAATGGGCGCGCGTGGCGTCGCTGCTCTTCCCCTGGAATTGAACTGGGGGCCTGAGAACAAGGTCTTTTCTATATATGCCGAGGATTTCAACAAGACTTCTATGAATGTCTTTGGCTATGATCCCACGGCGCCGGACCTTCTTCTGGTCCGTGAAGCCATGAAACGCACAAGGACTCTTCTGATCTATCGCGTCAATTCCGGCGGCACGAAGGCCAGCGCCGAAGTCGGCGGAATGACCGTGACGGCCGTTTGGGGCGGAACACGCGGGAACGCGATCAGTATCGCGATTTTGACGAATGCCGATGATGCGACGAAGGTCGACGTCGTAACATATCTTGACGGAATGGCTGTGGATTCCCAAACCGTTGACAAGGCGTCCGGATCAGCCAGCTTAAAAGCAAACGATTTCATCACATTCGGGAGCGTGGACACCCTGAATGCGGCCGTCGCGACGCCCCTGACCGGTGGAACGAACGGAACCATCAACGGAGCTGCCCACACGGCCGCTCTGAACGGTTTTGAAGTCGAAACCTTTAATGTAATTGGTTATCCTGGAACAGACGAAGCGATCAAGTCCCTGTATGCGGCATTTGTTAAGCGTCTTCGGGACGATGAAGGAAAGAAGATCGTTGGCGTCCTGTATGACTATAAGGGCGACCACATGGGATTGATCAATATCAAAAATGGCGTAATCCTGACTGACGGAACCACCATTACCGGAGATAAGGCCGTAGCCTGGGTGACTGGCGCGTCCGCCGGTGCGGAAATCAATGAAAGCTTGACGAATACCGCCTATGACGATGCCGTGGATGTGGACATTAAATATACGAAGTCCCAGTTCGAAGCGGCGATCCAGGCTGGCGAGTTCGTTTTTTATGCAGACTACGGGAAAGCGCGTGTCCTGACAGACGTTAACAGTCTGACCACTTTCAGCCAAAATGCATCCAAGGATTGGACGTCAAATCGCGTGATCCGTGTCTTGGACAATTGGGCGAACGACGTTGCCCGCATCTTTGGTGAATCGTATATCGGACTTATCACGAACAGCGACACCGGTCGTCAGCTTTTCAAAGCCGATTTGGTCAGTTTGGCATTACAGTATCAAGACATTGATGCGATTAGCGACTTTAAATCCGAGGACATTACCATCCAGCAGGGCAACGGAAAACGCGACGTCGCGGTAGATTGCGCCCTGAAACCGAATGACAGCATGGAAAAGTTGTATATGACCGTGACAGTCAACTGACAGAAAGAGGTGAACAGAAATGAAAACTCTGAATGCGCCTGACACCATCTCCGGCAAGGAGGGACGCGCTTACGCAAAGATAAACGGCAACAATGAAGAACTGTTCTTTGTAAAGACCATTGAAGCGTCTGTTGAGAAATCGAAGTCAGAGGTAAAGGCGATCGGAAAGCGTATGACCGGCCACAAGACTACCGGCGGCAACGGAACGGGATCTATGACCCTCTATTACCTGACGCCTCTTTTCCGAAATATGGTGAAGTCCTGGAAAGACACCGGCGCCGACATTTATTTTGATCTGGTCATCGAGAACGACGACCAGGAATCCCAGGCTGGGAAGCAATCAACACTTCTGATCGGTTGTAACCTGGATTCTGTTGTTCTGGCAAAGTTGGACGGCGACAGCGATGATCCGTTGGACGAAGATGTCGATTTTACCTTTGAAGACTTCGATATTTTGACGCCCTTCACCAAGTTCTAATAGAAAGAGAGGTAAACGATAATGGGTAAATTACAAGAATTTCTTATGAGCCAGGAGGAAGCCGGTGAGGTCACGACCGAAGTTCAGATCAGCCAGTTTCCCGTCCCTTTTACAATCAAGTCGATCACCGAGGGCGAGAACAAGGCAATTCGAAAGAGCTGTCAAAAGGCCACTTTTGAGAAGAAGACTCACCAGAAGCAGACCGAAACAGATCAGGACCTCTACAACAACCGCCTTGTTGTGGCGTGTTGCGTGGACCCGAACCTGAAAGATGCTGATCTTCAGGCGAAGTACGGTGTCCGTGGCGCGGAAGCCCTGATCGACGTTCTCCTGAAACCAGGCCAGTTCATTGATCTTCTTCTGGCTGTTCAGGAAGTGAACGGATTTACGGAGGACATCAACGAAACGAGGGATGAAGCAAAAAACTGATCACGGGGGGCGGAAATGATGCGGAAGCCGACGGCGAATCGGTCTATGCTCATTACGCCCTCCACCGGCTGAAAATCCTTCCCGGACAACTTATGGCCCTTCCTCTTCGGGAACGGGCCTTTATTTATGCTTCCATTGACCTTCAAATCGAAAAGGAAAAGAAGGAAGCAGCGAAGGCGAAGCGGAAGGGAAAGAAAGGACGGTGACGACCAATGGCCGGCGTATCGACCAGTATGTCCATCCAGGACAGAATGACAAGCAAACTGAACAAAATCGCGTCCGCCTTTAAGAAAATGGATCGTGCGGCCCAGGCTGCTGACGCGTCGACGCGGAGCGTGGATCCAGGCCAGAATTTTGAAAGAGGTTCCGGCCTGATCGATCGTGCCCAGAAGAAGTTACAGTCCTTCATCAGCAAACAACGAGAAGCTGGAGACGGAGCCAATGCCGTTGAAGATGCCTGGTCACGGGTTGAAGGTGTGATAAAGAAGGCAATTGCCGCCTTTTCAGTAGCAAAAATTGTTGGAGCCATAAAGCAGGCGACGGAACTGTTCAGCACACAATACACTGCCGAGGTTCAACTGGCGGTTGTTATGAAGAGTGCTGGCATGGACGAAAATGATTTTGACAGAATTAGAAGTAAAGCTTCTGAACTACAAGGGAAGACCACTTTTGGTGATGAAGCCTATATTGCTGGTGCGGCGGAGCTGGGAACTTACTTGAAAGACGCTGATGCACTGGAATCTATGATGGGAACGCTTGCGAATTACGCCGCTGGTATGGGTGGTATAAGCGCGGACCCTGCACAGATGGTTGAGTATGCGACACAATTAGGCAAAGCATTGGATGGGGCCTATGAAGGTTTAAGGAAAAAAGGTTTTTCGCTTTCAGATGCTCAAAAAGAGATTATAGAAAACGGCACAGATTTGGAGAAAGTCGCCGTGATCACGGATGTCATAAATCAGTCCTGGGGAGGTCTGGCAGAGTCTTTTGCAAATACACCAGCAGGTAAAATTCAACAACTACAGAATAAAATCGGAGATATGGGTGAGGTCATCGGAGGTAAATTATCTAACAGCGTGATGAACCTAATGAATGCGGTGGACAAATTTATTTCCTCTGGTTCTATGGAAAACTTCATCAGTAATTTATGTTTAGCTTTAGACTCAATTGTAAATGCTCTTGCTTGGATCGTAGATAAAGCAAATGAAGTAAGTCAATATATACAGGAGAATTGGACCACAATTGCTCCAATTTTCTGGGGAGTAGCGGCAGCTGTGCTTGGCTATGCGGTGGCGCTCGGGATTCAGACCCTTGCAACATGGATTGCAGATGGCGCTGCAAAATCATTTTTTGCGACTCTATTAACAAATCCTTTATTTTGGATTGCTTTGGCAATAGGTGTTGTTGTAGCAGCAATTTACAAATGGGTTCAGTCAGTGGGCGGTCTGAAAGTCGCTTGGCTTATTGTCTGCAACGCGATACTGACCGCATGGGACTGGGTAAAGATCGGATTCTTCACCGGCGTTTACTGGGTCATGGACCTGTGGAACCGGCTGCAACTGGCATTTTACACAGCTGGGGTGAATATTCAAAACTTCATGGGTGACATGAAGGCTGGCGTCTTGACGATCCTTCAAAACATGGTCAACGGAGCGATCGGCATTATAAATGGATTTGTTTCCACCCTCAATAAAATTCCAGGTGTCAGTATTGATCTCATTGACCAGGTCACTTTTGGAACGACGGCGCAACTTGAAAACGAAGCCGCGAAACAAGCAAGAGCATCCGACCTGGCTGCTTATCAGAAGAAGATAGACACTCAGATTGCCGAACGTGACGCCGCCCTGAACACCATGAAGGTCGAAGCGCGCGCAGCTACGGCCCAGCGTGAAGCAGAAATTGCGGCTGCGAAAGCCGAAAAGGCTGAACAAAATGCAGAGGACGCAGAGGAAAAAATACCATCCGCCTGGGACACCGCTGGGGCTGGCGTTACCGATGTCGGTGCGGTTGACAGTGTTGGATCTGTCGGATCAGTTGATAGTGACATCAACATCGCTGAAGAAGACTTGAAATTCCTTCGGGACGTGGCCGAAATGCGCTATGTCCAAAATTTTGTCACATTGACACCAACCGTTTCCGTAGATGCGAAAATCAGCGAAAAGATTGACGTCGACGAAGTCGTTACCCGGATTGAAAGCAAATTGGAAGATGAATTTGTCATTGCTGCTGAAGGGGTGTATGCGTAATGAAAAACTACGGAATATCCCTAATTGTTGAGGAAAGGGAAATCGCGATTCCCGTTCTTCCAGAGCAACTGAGAGTGACTTCCCCTGGAAAGAACGAAACGACAACCGTCCTAAACCTGGGAGAAGTCTTAATCCTTCGGAAGAAAGGTCTTCGGACTGTTGCCTGGGACAGTTTCTTCCCTGCAAACAACGCGCCCTATGTCACCAGCCGGATCACGGACCCGGTCAAGATTGTTCAGGCAATCCAGAAGGCGCGTGACAAGGAAAATCCGCTCCGCTTCCTGATCACCGGAACGGACTTGGATATAAACTTTCGAATGGGCGTGGAAACTTTCGACTATGAAGAACGTTCCGGCGAGCTGGGGGACTTCTACTATTCAATTAAGCTATCAGAGTGGAAGGACTGTTCGCCCCGCCGAATTATTCTTCCGACTGACCCGGCGAAGCCGGCCCAGGCTCAGGAGCCGGCGCGCACGGGAAAACCAGAATCGACTACCTCAAAAACTTATACCGTGAAGTCTGGGGATTGCCTATGGAATATTGCGAAGATGTTCTATGGCAAAGGGAGTGACTACACGAAGATTTACAATGCTAATAAAGGAGTAATCGGAAGCAACCCGAACCTGATCTATGCAGGTCAGGTCTTAACGATCCCATGAGCATTTCAATTTTCTATCAGAATAATGTGGTCGGCGACGCTTTCGATATTACGTCCCTTTGCGCCGCTGCAAAGTGGTCGACGAAGCGGTCCGGTTCCCCCGCGTCCCTGGAACTGACTGTGATCGCCAACATTGAAGTGGTTTGGTCCCATGGCGGCATTATCGCCCTGAAGGACGGAAACAACGGACTTTTCTATGGTTACGTCGTGAAGATCAGCCAAAATGAGAAGGACCAGGTTGTGGTCACGGCCTACGACCAAACCTGGTATTTGAAGAAGAACAAGGAAACCTATGTCTTCAACGGCAAGCGCGCCGACGAAATCCTGACCCAGATTGCTGCCGACTTTGGCCTGAAATGCGGTGTGCTGGAGAACACCGACTATGCGATTCCATCTATGATTGAGGATGGCCAGACCCTATTTGATATTGTTCTGAAGGCACTGGACCACACCCTGATTAATACCGGGAAAATGTTCGTCCTGTGGGACGAATTCGGGTCCTTGCGGGTCACAGACGTCGCGAAGTCGAAGCTGGACCTGTTCGTCGGTGACGGAAGCCTGGCGACAGGGTTCACCTATGAAACGGATATAGATTCCGAAACTTACAATAAGATCAAGCTGGTCCAGGACAACAAGTCCACCGGAAAGCGAGACGTCTATATTTTCCAGGACTCGAACAACATGACGTTTTGGGGCGTCCTTCAAGACTACGAAGCAGTCGACGAAAAGCTGAACGAAGCGCAGATCAAGGAGCGCGGCAGTCAAATGCTGGAACTATACAACCAACCGAAGAAATCTTTTGAAGTGAAGGCGATCTTAGACCTGTCTGTCCGTGCCGGCTGTGCTCTATATATCGGGATTGGCCGGATCGGCGTCAGTTCCTTCTTCATCGTCGAGGAACACACGGCCGACTTGTTAAAAGAAACTATGACCCTAAAATTGAAGGTGGTGTGATATGGCTTTACTTGACACAATGAAAAAGGTCGCAGAACAGTCGCAAAACGTGACGGTTCCAGCGGCCTTTCTATTTGGAACTGTGACAGCGGCGGCGCCGCTGACGATCCGGGTTGATAACCGCTTCGACATATCCGGGGACGCGATTGTCCTGATGAAAGAGTTCAAGGCCGGCTATTATCCGACTCATACCCACACGATTGATCCGCATGACCACGCCATTCCACAGCATTCCACGCAAACGGCCGGAACTGGACCACACACGCACGGTATCGCGTCGTTTCAGACGCAGAAGACCGGCCTGACAACAAATACCGAAGTTTACTTCGATCTTGCTATCGGCGATAAGGTGGTTCTTCTTCGAAATCATGGCGGACAATCGTTTCTGGTTCTGGGAAGGATGTGATCCTATGGCATTGATACCAAATCCAGGGACGGTTACGATCGGACAAGCCGTCGAAGTCGCTCCGACAGCTGCTCAGACAACCAGAACCTACAAGATGGATATGGAGGCCGGTCGTGTGGCCGGCTTCGTTGACGGCACAGAAGCCATGCAACAAGTAATTTTGAAAATCCTTCTGACAGAACGGTTTGACTTCTTGATTTATTCCTGGAACTATGGAGTGGAACTGAAAACGGTAGTCGGAAAAAGTTTTCAGGTGCTTTCAAGTGAAATCAAACGAGTGATCCGCGAAGCCCTTCTGGTGGACAGCCGGATTACCGACGTCGTGGACTTTAAAATCCAGCAGATTGACAAAAGGTCCGTGAACATTGCCTTTACAGCTGAAACGGTCTTCGGTGAAATTCCGATTAAAAGGACGGTGACGACCGGTGTATGAGAACATGACCTTCGAAAATATTATGGATCGCTGCCTGGCGCGCGTGTCTTCTTCGGTCGACAAACGTGAAGGGTCAATCATCTATGATGCTATCGCGCCTGCAGCAACCGAACTGGCTATCATGTATATTGAACTTGCCTATCTTCTGGATCGGGCTTTTCCAGACACCGAAACTGGCGATGATCTGACAAAGAAGTGCCGAGAACGAAGCGTCTTCCGGACAGCGGCAACCTATGCAATTCGAAAAGGCTACTTTGAAGAAGCTGATGGGTCGGGCTGTGATTTAGAAATAGGGACCCGCTTTTCCGGGGGAGACATCAACTTCACTGTTACCGATCGAATCGCGGCCGGCCAATACAGGTTGACAGCGGAAACCGCTGGTGACGTTGGAAATGAATATATCGGAACTTTATTTCCGATCGACTACGTCCCTGACCTGACAGCGGCACGTTTGGCTGACATTTTGATCCCTGGCGAAGATGAGGAAACTGACGACGCTCTTCGGGCGCGATACTTCGCTTCTTTGGAAGCCCAAGCGTTCGGCGGGAACATTGCCGACTATAAAAACAAGGTTGAGCTTCTTCAAGGCGTAGGAGCTGTAAAGGTGATCCCTGTCTGGAACGGAGGCGGGACGGTCAAGATCATTGTCGTCGACAGTGAATGGGGTGTTCCATCGTCTGAGTTGGTCGAGTATGTCCAAGAGGAAATTGATCCTGTAGGAATCCAGGGAACCGGTGTGGGACTGGCGCCGATTGGCCATGTTGTTACCGTGGAGGGTGTCACAGGTACCACAATCGACATTTCTTTTACTCTGACCTTCAATACCGACGTTACCTGGTCCATTGTTCAGGACGCTGTTAAGGCAACGATCCAAGTCTACTTTGACGAACTGTCCCGCTCCTGGGCTGATTCTGACAGCATAGTCGTTCGTATTAGCCAGATCGAAACGAAGGTACTGAATGTGGCTGGTGTTATAGATATAGCAGGGACCGCAATCAACGGAAAGAAAACGAATATAACCCTGGATCTAAATGCAATCCCTATTCTGGGGGAGGTCACGAATGGAACTTAAAGAATACTGGCCGCGCTATCTTCAAGACTTGATCGAATTTGACCAGATTGCCAGTGCGGAACAACCGGAGTTTCAAGAAGCAATGCAGGATGTTCAGGGCGCTTCAAATGATTTCTTTTTAGATAGCTTGACCGACTATGGCTGTCAACGCTGGGAAACAATTTTGAATCTTCCGAAGATTTACAATAACACCTTAGAAGAACGTAGATTTAGAATTATGACTTGGCTGAATAGACAGGCCCCTTTTACAATGACTACCCTTTGTCAGCAACTATCATCGTTGTGTGGTGAAGGAGAATACACGGTAGAGCTTAATGCAGAAAATTACCTATTAATTGTTAGGATTTCTATAACGTCAAAAAATAATTTTGACGATATAGAAATTATGCTTCATAGTATTGTGCCAGCAAATATTGTAATAGACTTTGATTTAATGCGTAATACCCATCAAATGATAAGCAGATATACTCATACGGAACTTTCATTACATAACCATGACCAGATAAGAAACGAGGTGTTTTTATAATGCCAGATTTTACGAGTAATTATAAATTGGAAAAACCACTTCCGAACGATTTTTATAATGTCAAAACTCAAAATGATAATATGAACACAATTGATAAAGTAATGAAAAATCACGATACATCAATTTCCGGATTGATAGCTCACAGCGAAAATATTGATATGCACGTAACGGCAGAGGATAAAGTTTTGTGGGATACAGGAGCAGAAACAGCAGAACAGGCCACAGAAAACGTAACGAAAGCATTGTTAAAAATCATGAATCTGGAAAGCCGCGTCGCCCGAATTGAAGATGCAATATTTAACGACATTACTGGAAATCCGTTTCTTACGACATTCGATTCACTGTCAGGAATCGTTCTGGTAAAGGGTGTTTGGAACGAAGAACAACAAAGAATAGAATGTTGATGAAGGAGAATGGAAAATGGCAAAAATATTAAGTGATCTCCCTATTGATACACTTGTAAAAGATAATGAAACACGTTATTATGATAAACCCATTACTTGGCGGATCGTAGACAAAAACCACTCTGGTTATTCTTCCGGGGCAATTACTTTAATGTCAGATAAAATAATAACAGTTAAATGTATTGATGCAAAAGAAGCTTCTAACAGTAATAGCGACCGCAGAGATTATGGCAATAATCGTTACATCCATTCTAATATTAGACAATGGATGAATAGCTCTAAAGGTGCAGGCGAATGGTATTCTCCTCAACACAGTGCGGACGCTCCACCAAACGATGATAACGTATGGAATCACTTTAATGACTATGATCAAGAAGCCGGATTTTTAAACGGATTCTCTGTCGGCATGCAAAACGCCCTATTGCCAACTACCCTTACTGTTGGTAAATCAAGGACCGATGGCGGTGGTACAGAAACATTTGTTGATAAAATTTTTCTGGCTTCATGTACAGAAGTAGGGCTTTCTGGTGATGCGGTTTGTGGTGTGAAACTGGCAGCGTTTAATTCGAATGAAGCGCGACGTGCCTATCCTACCCCTGAATGTGTAAGCAGGAGCGAATATACTAAGCTTGATGTTTCATCTTTGTTTGGGTATTGGTTGCGTGATGCATACAAATCTGAGGCAGATAGTAATTATACTTATAATTTCAACCCCACTACCCCAGATGACTTGGATTACCAGTGGGTGCATCGTGGTCATAGAGGAATTCGTCCACTTTGCAATTTGCCGTCTTCTGTATTGGTTTCTGATTCTGCTGATAATGATGGTGCATATCACTTGATTTTTAATCATGCGCCAACAATTCCAACCACAATAACTGTGCCGGGAATCGTTCGTGGTGGCGCGAATCTAACCATAAACTGGGGAATTTCTACAGATGAAGATAACAATTTGAGCGGATACATTTTAGAGCGTCAATACAACGGCGGAGAATGGATTCAACTGTATAAAGGCATTAGCCGTACATACACGGATACCATTACTTTTGGTTGGACAAGCGTTGCCTATCGCATCAAAGCATATGACAGCATGGACGCAGAATCTGATTACAAAACCAGCGAGACCCGAAACGTCATCAACAACATGCCGCCAATAATCAGTGGAAACGATAGTGATCTAGGACTTAAAACAGAAGCTTTTAGCCTGACGTACACAGTAACGGACCCTGACGGTGGAACGGTCGCTGTTGTAGAGAAAATTGATGGTGTACAAATAAGAAGATTTACAACAACTGACGTGCAAAGTTATTCGTTCGACATTACCGCAGCGGAATGGGTAAAGCTTTTAAACGGATTGCATACATTGGAAATCGTCGCTACTGACAGCTCCAATGACACTGTGATAAGAACCTACACATTCCAAAAAAATGAGACTGAAATTGAAATCACGTTAAAAGTTGCACTTTCTGCTAGTGATATAATTACGAAGGCAGTAATGAGCGTAAACAGGCAAATTCCAACGGGAGCGACGCTTACAATTGAAGCTTGCAATAACGGAAATGATACATCTCCTACATGGGAGGACGTGACACAAGCTGTTACCAGCGGAAATAAATTCTTTTTTTCGAACACGATAAAGACCGCCGCCTCGTGGGGATTTAATTATCGAATTAGGGTAAACCGTAATGGAACCACTGGTGATTGTTTTGTTATGTCAGTAGGAGGAAACTTCGAATGAAAATCATCCGACGTCCAAGCACGAACTTCAGTGACCGCGGCGGTTGGAAGCCGGACATCATAGTGAACCACATCACGGCCGGAAGCACAGCGGCGGGCGCGCTTGCCACTCTGTGCAGTCCCGCACGGGAAGCGTCAGCTCACTTTGTGGTGGATAAGGACGGCACCGTGTACCAGCTTGTCGCACTTGACCGCGCGGCGTGGAGCAATGGGACCAGAATACTGTGACGGATAACCGGTATTATGGGCGCTCCAAGCTCGGCGTAGTGCGTACCCGGCATGTGAACGCCAATCTTTATACGATCAGCATTGAGCACGTTTGTGTAAGCTGTGGCACCCTGACGGCGGTGCAGCTTGCGGCCAGTATAGAGTTGCACCGCCATATTATCGCAGAGATCAAGCAGCTTTATGGCGTGGACATTCCGGTTGACCGGAAGCATATCGTGGGGCATTGCGAGATCAATCCAATTACAAAGCCAAACTGTCCGGGGAAGGATTTTCCATATCAAAGCATTCTGGAAGGGGTGCAAAGGGTGGAAAGCGATACCACGCAAGATATTACCCTTGCACGCGGCAGCAGCTACCACGTCAAGCTGACATCCCCGAGTAAGCCCGCGTTCACGGTAGGAAATGGCGCGGTGTTGCAGACCTTCACGGGCCGCCAGAATGGAAATGAGTACATATTCGGTATCCGGGCGAATGGAAAGCCCGGTCAAAGTACGGGCGTATACGCGGATGGCAAAATGCTGTTTACGATAACTGTAAAATAGATTTTAGGGGGAACCAACTATGAACGAACATGTTGTGCTTGGAATCAAAACAACCATCACTGCGGCCTGTGCCGCCCTGTCCGCCTGGCTGGGCTGGTTTGGGTGGTTGGTTGTCGCCTGGGCCGCCTGCATGGTGATCGACTACATCACCGGATCCGCGGCCGCCTGTCGGGCGGGGGAGTGGAGCAGCGCCGTTGCTCGCGATGGTATCTGGCACAAGACTGGGGCGATTGTCGCGGTGATCGCCGCAGCGCTGGCAGACTGGATGATTGGCCTGGTTGTCAACAACATCCCAGCGGTCGTCCTGCCATGGGATTACTCCGTGCTGCTGTGCCCGATCGTTCTGGTCTGGTATATCCTGACCGAGCTGGGAAGCATCATTGAGAACGCCGGCAAGCTGGGCGCGCCCGTTCCAGCGTTCTTGGCCAAGATCATTTCCGCCTGCAAGGGCAGCGTGGACGCGGCCGGAGACAAGCTTGCCGGCGAAGATGAAGAGGAATAAACGGAGCCTCCGCAAGGAGAAAGGTGGTGCGAGGTATGGCGGTCGGTGGTGGAAATTGGCAGGCACAAAATAAGATACTTCCTGGCGCATACATAAACTTTACCAGTGGACATGCTGAAACAGCTATTTCAGCGGACGGCGGGGTGATTCCAAGACCGGAATTCACACCTCCGTCGGTGGACGCTTCCGGGATACTGGTCTTTGCGATTGCACCTAATGTTACGACCAGCGGAGCGTTGGATATGGAACTTGTCCCTTCCGTAGATGTGAATGGGGTATTAATTTTTGACAGGGGTGATTGATGATGGCTGAATATATCACAAAAATCCGCACAACGGATGGAGACAAGCAAGTTGATTATAATGCGCTGGCGAATCTGCCGCAAGCGTTGAAGAATCCAAACAAGCTGACTTTTACCGGGGCAGTGGCGGGGGAGTATGACGGTTCCAAAGAAGTTACCGTGGACATCCCTGTGAGTGGCGGGTCTGACTGGACGTTTTACAGCCAAACGCCCTGCCGGCTGTCCGGTTCTTCTATCGGCAGCGTCAAACTGGTTTCATCCGAGACGTGCGATTATAGAATTTATTCCGATACGGTGAAGAACATGGACAGCGCGGGGAGAACGTTTCACTGGTTAACTGAGAGCCATTCAAATGGCGTTTATGAGTTTACTGTCAGCATTGTAAATAATAAGCCCAGCGGATGGTATCAAGTCTTCTGGTCTATGAAGTTCACTGATCTGGAAGTGGGAAAAGCATATAAACTGTATATTGACACAACGGGGCTTACGCCAGATTCCACAACCACAGGGATGAATTTCGGGCGATTTCTGCTGGCCAGTGTTGTCAACGGTACCAAAAGCGATCCGATCATTAATACCACGGAAGTTGATCATGCCAGGCTGAATTCCTGGGAGTTTACCGCGACGACGACGGATGTACTATTAGAGTATTACGCGGGAAAAGAGATTTCCGAGTTGGTAAATGGTTATACAGTACGATTTAAAGACCTTTATATCAATTACGCGGACGCGGGGAGTGAACATACTCCCATCCTGAATCAATCCGGCTCATTTACGGGGGAACAGGTATTCCCGGAGTATACAGACAGGCTTCATTATGAGTCGACGCCGTCCTGTGCGGTTTATTATTCCGAAGCGAAGTCCAAGCTTTTTACGATCAATGGTCAGGAGCCAGACATAAGTGGAAATATTGAAATTCCAGTCAGTCGCCTGCAGGGTAGGACGTTGGTCTGCATGGGCGACAGCATCACGGGTATGTTTGCACCGCCCGCAGATTATCCATCTGTTATTGCCCGACTGACCGGCATGGCGGTGCACAACTTGGGAATGGAAGGCTGCCGAATGAGTCATCACACAGACCAGTATTACGACGCATTTAGTATGTACCAGCTGGCAAATGCGATTTCGACCGGTAATTATACGTTGCAGGAAGCGGCAGTAGGGCATACCACAAATTATGCAGCTAATCGCGTGGCGACTTTAAAAGCTATCGACTGGAGCAAAGTGGACTATGTGACAGTCCTATATGGGACGAACGACGTCCAAGGCGGAGTCGCGCTGGATAACGCCGAAGACCCCAAAGACACTACCACATATTTGGGGGCTGCACGGTACGCCCTGGAAAAGCTCTGGATGGCATATCCCAATCTCAAGGTGCTGCTGCTCACGCCGATCTACCGTTACTGGCCTGATGCAAGCCAGGACAGCGACGAAAAGACCTTCACCGGCGGCAAGCACCTTTATGAGTTTGGTGATGGGCTCATAGAGGTTGCAAAAGCGTATAAAACCCCCGCTGTGGATCTGTACCGTAAACTGGGCATTAACAAGGTTAACCGGTCATATTATTTCCCCGTTGGCGATGGCACGCACCCCAATGATTTGGGCCGTGCACTGTTGGGGGAGAAGATTGCGGGGAAGTTTCTGAGTGAGTTTTAAAGTGAATAGAAAACAACAGCGCAGCTGTCCATAATGGATAGCTGCGCTGTTCTGCTTTTAAGGCTTAAACATGGGCTTTAGTTTACATATAATCCCTGGATATTCTTCATGGCCTTTTTGATTTCGTATTTCTCCATTTTCTTACAAAGTTAATTACAAGGGAAATTAGAATTTTGACAACGGCGATAACAATTAGAAATAAAGCGAATTTTTCAAGCATAATTGACAGCTTAGAAGAAAAAGTGTATTCTATGGGTGGGCGATAAACCCGCCCATAGAACACGGTTTAGACTTACGTTAGTTTGTCAATAATAAGTAACGCAAGTCCTACGAGGAAGTCTACGATAGCGGTTATTGTGATGGTGCGAACATCCAACCGTGGTTTCGTAGACTTTTACATTTTATGCAGTCTTGTGGAAAGTAGCACATATAATAGGTTGCAGACCTCCGCAACCAAATTTTAGCCAGGAACCATACAGGTTCTTGGCTTTTTCTTTGCATTTTGGACACTAATGGGAATTTTCTTTGTCCAATGACACCAAGTGATTCTGATTCATTTTTAAACTTATCTTCATATGCCCGTGGTTCCATGACGTCTCCTAATGTATTACAAATAATAAAATTATGTCATTGGTGGGCGTTTTCTGTGATGTACCGCATAAGTGTTTGTTTTTATATGATGAAAATAGCTCGCAAATTTCTCATATAAAAAGGTATAATGTGTTGGATGCGAATCAATGACAAGATCAACATCAATAATCTTATCATTGCCGTAACTGTTTTCAGATCAATTTTTCGTCAGTCAGAGTGAAATATTTCTCTTCATAAAAGAGAACATTTTTTCTGAGCAGCTGCTAACCCGGCGGAGTCGGTTCAGCGAAAAAATCTGTGGACGGCTTTAATCTGCGTGTTATCATATTTAATGCTTGGCAATTATAATGGACGCTCCCTTGCTATTACTTGTGTATTATATCTGGAATACATGAAAGGTAACACAAAGAAGCATTTTTTAATAAATAGCGACTTTTTGGAGCTCTTTTATAAATGCTGTTATAGGGTTTAAGATACTTGCTCATCGGAAGTACAAAACCAATTTTGGCCTGCATGTGTCTTCCTGCTACGGAAGTCTTTTACTGGTTGGCGTATTTTTTGTTGTTATAAAAGTAATTGATCGAAAAAGATAAAGCAGCCTTACTTAGTACAGGCGTTTTTATACTAGTTTTTTTCTCTGTTTTTTTGTACCTCTTTTTCATACTTGCTTTGCTCTTTTTACTGTCTATGTATAGATTCTATTTTAAAACGAAGCAGGAGCGTTGATTCGCCTTATGGGCCATCAACGCTCCTGCTTCGTTTTTCTAATGTTATTGTAATAGCCCTTCAAAATTGGACTTAACCGTATCATTTGTAAGAAAAAGTTTGTATGTATATGAACATGAAGACATCTCCCGCTTCTCCGCCTGTACCAGCAGACGGAGCTTTTTTGCAACAGCCAATTAGCGTAAAATACGTTTTGCCGCCTGCAATATAGAAGAAACGAGGGAGTTGTTTTGATGGAAAATATCTACGGTTATATCCGAGTTTCCAGCACGGACCAGAATGAAGAACGGCAATACTTTGCGATGCAGAGCAAGGCCATACCTGAAAAACATATCTACATAGATAAGCAATCCGGAAAAGATTTTAACCGACCCCAATATAAACGGCTGATTAAAAAATTGAAACAGGGTGATCTGCTTTATGTGCTGAGCATCGACCGGCTGGGACGCAATTACGAAGAAATTCAAAATCAATGGCGGATATTAACCAAAGAGCTGGGCGTTGATATTTGCGTGATCGATATGCCCTTGTTGGATACTCGGAACGGAAAAGACTTAATGGGGACATTCATTGCTGATTTGGTCCTGCAAATTCTATCCTTCGTCTCTCAAAGCGAACACGAGAATATCAAAACACGCCAAGCACAGGGCATAGCGGCCGCAAAAGCGAAGGGCACGATCTTTGGACGACCCGCAATTAGTCTGCCGGACGATTTTCGCCAGGTAGTCCAAGCATGGGAGAAAAAAGAGATCAGTATACATCGAGCGGTAGAACAATGCCACATGAGCGAAGCGACATTTTACCGGCGTCTTAGAGAATTGCGCAACCGGCAAACGGAATAA